GTTTTGGAGCAAACACCAGTACCGCGTGGTTGATAGCCCTTGGGGAACAAGTCCCAACGGAGACCTTCGCTTAGCCGCCTCCGAACTCACCCGCCTGCGCCAGCGCGTCGAGGAGCTGGAGGGGGCGTTGAAGCCGATGGCTGACAGCGCAGAACGATATGATGAAGTCCCCGGCGTAATCGCTTATGCCGACAATGTTGAGTTGTGGCAGATCGGCAATTACAGGGTAGATTTAATCACAGTTGGCGACCTTCGCCGCGCCCGCGCCGCTCTCGCCAAAGCGCCCGGAGGGGAGTGAGATGAAGACCCAATATTGTCTTTCCCGTACCCATGGTGCTCCGTGACTAGCGCCGTGGGCCGTGCATTGGGCGCGCTGCCTTATGGGCTGATGAGCCTGTCGGAAATGATTAATTGTCACGTATCTTCGCTCTGCGCCCTTTGTGCGCAGCTTATGCTTGAGGAAGTAGCCCGATCGGATGACGTAACAGCCTCCAATGGAATAGACGATGCTATAGCCGATTCCTGCAAAGAGAGGATAAGAGGGTGGCTCAAGATAGCCACGCTCGCAGCCAATGATTTTGAATGGCAGGCGGTCCATGACCGCGTAGCCAGGATTAAGCGCAAGTTGGAAAAACCGATGTCTCATCGCGACCTCGGCACCGAAATGCGCATCTTGAGAGAAACAATCGACAGTGGTTTCAAATGGCAGCTAATTTATCGCTATCCACAGGAGAAAAACGCTTTACTCTCTAACTGGATGAAGGATTGGGCAGAGGTCTTGGATAAATTCCCTTCCTCCAAGAGCGATGTTTTCGCCGGTGTCGATCTATGGGCGCTTGGACATTCAACTGCGAGTGTATTTCACTTCATGCGCGTTCTTGAACACGGGCTGCGGGCCTTAGCGAAGGATGTTGGTAAGAGCTTCGAGATCCAGAACTGGCAAAATATTATAGATCAAATCGAATCCGAGATACGCACTCTTGGAAAAGCATTGCCGGCCGGAACGGCAAAGAGTGATCGGTTGAAGTTCCTATCGGAGGCCGCGAAGGAGTTCGTCTATTTCAAGGATGGATGGCGCAACTACGTATCTCACAATCGCGCGACGTATGATGAACATTTGGCGCGAAGTGCCATGGAGCACGTTCGATCATTTATGACCGGCCTTTCGTCGCGACTGAACGAGTAGTCACAACCTTTCCAAATAATTGCTCCTCGCGCCGCTCTCGCCAAAGCGCCCGGAGGGGAGTGAGATGAAGATGGAGCGCCCGTTTGTTGACGATGACTACGATTCCCCGAGCGGCAAGCTCCATACCTGTTCTTGCTGCGGGAAACAGGGCATCTGGGAACCGCCGTGGCAATGGTATGGCTCTTATCGTGATCTAGATGAGCATGACAGTAGGGAAGCGCCAATCTACAAGGCCTGTTCACAATCCTGCATGGACCGGCGCGAAGAGGTAGAAGCTAAGAAACGAACGAATCGCTGCCGATATTGAAGCTGCTATGTCGGAAGAAGGGCGCCTTGAGCGGCAACTTATGCAGAAACGGGCTTGGCGGGAGCAATTGGAACAACAACTTAAAACACAAAACCCCGCCCCGGCCGAAGCCGAGACGGGGATCAACCAAAAAATGGCTATTCACCAGGCCCGCAAAGTGTAGGCACGATCGTCGTGTCGATCGCGTTCACCAGCGCCTTGGCATAGCCGGCTTCAGTCGGCCGCAGGAGCCCGAGGAATCGGACGGCTAGGAGAATGAAACCACGCGCCTTCGGCCATGCCGCGCAGAATTTGTCATCAAGCGTCCCGAGATCGAGCCCGCCTGCGAGACTGGCGATCCCGAATTTTACTTCTGCATCAGCCGCCTTTGTCGCCATGCTCTCGACCTGAGCAGGCACGGCCTTCTGGAACGCCTCGGCGAATTTGACTGCGTCGATCGTCTTAGCCATTTGGAAAAACTCCTTTGATGATCAGCCGCACAGGCGGCTCATGCATCACGGGTCTTACCACGTTCGATGTAGACGTGCCATCCGCAGTCGAGCTTTACTGGGCAAGATGGATCGAATGCACGCCAACCACGTTCCGGCCAACCATCAGCGAGCGCAGGCTTGATGAACTGATCGAGTTGCCCGTTGAGAACCGCAGCCGCATCAGCACATTCGATGCCGGTTCGAAGGTCGTGGACCCGCTCGAATGGATGGAGCGTATATGATCGAATCTGATCCATCGGAACTATCCTGAAGAAAAGAGGAGCGCCTTTCGACGCTCCCAAGGAGTATGGCTACTAGACCCGATCGGTCATAGCGGATCGCGATCACTTACTCAACTTGCCCATGCCGTAAGCGACTACGATCAGCATCGTGTCGCTTAAGATTTTGTCGAGGCCCAGATTCTGGCATTCGCCGAGAGGAATGCCGAGCCAAACTATCCGATAGATGCAAACGTTGACGATCTCGACGACAATGAGCACTTCCACGATTACGATGAACGCCAGCAGAAAGAAGCAGAGTTCGACGATGTCGAACTTAGGCACCGGTCGGAAACGCCTTGCGATCCGAGATAACGGTCAGCTTGAGGCCCGGCTCGCCAGGCGCCGCCGGCAAACCGGTCTCGCGCGCCCACGCCCTCGCCGAGAAGCACGGGCAAGCCTTGATCCACTCGTGCGGCTCGACGACGCCGTCGTGATCAAGATCAGGCGACAGATCCCTGTGACCGAGCACGAGCGCCTTGGGATATTTCGTCACCATCCTCCGGACGATCTTCGCGAGCGCCGCCCGCTGCTCGGGCGTTCGCGTGTCTTTGGGCGTCTTGCCGTCCCGTTCGACACCGCCGACATAGGCGATCCCGAGTGTTGAATTGTTATAGCCGACAACGTGAGCGCCGATCGTATTGTCGGGTCCGCGGCCGGTCCAGATTTCGCCCTTGAGCCCGATCAGATAGTGGTAGCCGATGGTGCGGAATCCGCCTGCGAGGTGCATGGCGGTGATCGAGGCAACATCATGGTATCGACCCTCGGGCGTCGCCGTGCAGTGGACTACAATGAATTCCGTCTTGAGCCGCGCCATCAGACGTCTTTCGTCATGGGCACGAGCGCGTCAATGATGTCGTCCCTGTTCGCCTCGAAGTCAGCGAGAAATGCCGCGAGCTTGGCTGGGTCCGAGACCATTGCGCGATTCTTCGAGACGAGCGCGTCTATTACCAGCGATATTCGCGAGCGCGATGAACTCGCGCGCTTTACGTTGGTAAGAAGCTCCTTGAAAAACTTGTCCATCGATTCCTCCATGGTTGATCCGCGCACGCTACGACGGCGCGGCCGCCGGGACAAGCCAATACCCGATCACGGGATTGAGTCTGGCGGCCGTCAGATAGATGGCGACGAAAACACCGAGCACGATGGCGAGGGCTCCCACATTGTGGTAGACGGCGCCGGGCTCGGTCGGCTTCTGGCCAGTCATCCGCATGATCAGTGCGCGAACTTGACGAAAGACGCGGTGATAGAGCGGCCAGAATATGATCACGAAACCTGTGCACGTCACGAACGCGCGGCCGAAGTCGACCCAGGACGCGAAGACGTTATAGGCTTTCGCCTCCTCGAAGGCCTCGACCGACAATAGCGGCCAGATCGGAAGGAACACGCCGATATTGATCGTCTGCGCGAACACCTCGATAAAACCGCCGGTAAGGAGTCTGAGATCGCGCTCCCATGGAACGCGCGCCCAGCCGATATCGCGGCTGCGCTTTTCTCTGAGGATGAGAATGGCCATGGCAACCACGCCGGCGGCCGTAGTCAGAAACGCCAGCAACTGAGCGCCAGCGTTGTGATCATGAACATTCATTCGCCGTCCCGCATCATTCCGTTGATTTCGTAGAGCGCTCGTTGAAGGCTCGACCTGGTCCGGATGGTCGCATCGGTCTTTGCCTTGCGCTGGCTTTCGATCGCTTGGTCCAGAGCCGACAGCGCCTCGTTCGCGGCCGCGTCTCCCGCCGGCGGCCGCTCTGGATGCGATATCGCTCGAAACCGGTGGAGGAGCTTCATCAGCCCTCACGCTTTTTCAGATGCTTCTCTACTCGATGGCCTTGGCTCAACAAGGCACGGAGCGCATCATACTCGCGCCGCGCCTCGCGGTTGCCGGTATTTACAGCAGTCGACATCGCCATGCCAGCCTTGTTCGACTCGTGCGCGAGGATGAACACCTTCTCGGTTTGAGCATCGAGCTTGTCTCTCAGGCGCAATATGTCAGCCCTCAGATACTCGATCTCGGCGGCCGCCTTCGCATCTTGCACAACGCCCTTGCGCCAGAGCGCGAAGCTCGTGACCGCAAGGAGTGACGCGAGCACGATTGCGAGCGCGCTCGCGCCTTCGGCGAATTTGAGGAGAAGAGGCTCGAGAAATTTGAGGAGCGCGTCAAGGTCAGGCATTACCGGAACGCGATCGCTACCAATCTGAGCTGCGTGCCGGCCGAGAAATTCGCATCTATCGGATGATCAACAATGCCGAGACCACTATGGATGTAATGAGCGCCGCTGGCGCGCGACGTCTGGACGATTGTATTGTGATCCTGCATCGCGCCGGTCCAATTCGGCTCTCCCGCGCTTGAGCTATCAAAAGCCTGTGCGACGGCAATCCCCGCCGGGAAAAGATCAATCAATCCGGAATCGGTCAGGACAGCGATAGTATCGCCGCCAACGCCGGGAGTGATCAAATTATAGAGTGACCAGCTCGTGACGGTGCACCGTGTGACGACTCCTCCACCAATCGTCACGACAATATCGGCTGTTTCTCCAGCGGCCACGGCGCGGCCAAAAATAGCCGAAGGCGTAGTCGTTGAGCCATTGCTGACTAGCAATGTAGCTGCGACTCCGCCAATCGATACGCCGCTGATAGACCTTGAAGCGGCGCTGTTCGTCGACACGCCGATCACGACATAGCGCGTCGCATCGGCCGGGCCGATCGGCATGGCGGGAAACGTATAAGACGCGAGATCGCTGATATCCACCGCGACGCCGTTATAATTCAGCGTCGGAACGTCGGTGCGACGCGAACCATCGGCGCCGCTGAGGGCGAGTGACATTGGCCTAATCGATCAATTGATAGGTGATCTCGCCTCCGATCGGAACCGCGCCCGATAGATTGAGGTCGAGCTTCTCGCCCGCGACCGTCTCGCACCATCCGGCTGGATTGTGCGGCGCGACGATGCCGCCGCCGGCCGCGACGAAATATTTCAGGCCGGTAATGTCCGTGGCATTTGATTGCCACTTGGCGTTGACGGCGGCTGACGCCATCAAAACATATGAGAGCAAGCGGATTTTCTTACCCGCGACAGCGGCGACAATCTCATTGTCTCCGGAACCTGTCACTTGGACTGAGGCATGAAGCGCGCCAGCGCCCAGGAACTGCTCCATCGAGTCGACTAGAATGCTCATTTTGGATCGCTCTCCCTCTTGAGGCCATATTTGGCCGTGCGGCGGTCGTTTTCGTATTGGTCGATAGTCTCGTCGGTCAGTGCCGGTGGCTCGAACGCCGAGCCGTCAGCGGTGATTGTGACGGCGGGATTGCCGGCATGCTTGCGAAGCTCGTGGATGGAAAACTCCGAGAGGGGCGCTTCGAACGGCAGCGTCCTGCCGGCCGATTTCTTGACGGTCCCGGCCACACGGATGCGCCAGGAGAAGAATTTCGGGTCTTTCCAGGCTTCAGTCATCAGGTGATCCCCAACGTCGGATATTTGGTTTCGACCATGTCGAGCAGCTTGTTCTGATAGCTCGTATCGCTCGGCACATGCGCTTTCGAAACGATGAACTCGCCACATCGGCCGCTTCGCATGCCTGCCGATGTAACATTGAGACCGGTTACGAGATCAAATATCGTGAATAGACAAATTCGCCTCGAATCCAGAACCAGATCGGGAATCGTGCTCGAAACGACTTGAACGCCATTTTTCAGCAATGAGACGGACCCGTCAGAACGCCGATAAGACCATTGCGCGAGATACCAAGCGCCGGTGTTGAACGTCGAGTTGGAGAGGATTTCGGCCGTGCTATAATTCAGCGCGGCGATATTCGAATTACGCCAAAGCCCGCGCAACTGATGGACATTGCTTGTGCCTGGAACGCACCAGGCGGTTCCCCCGGAATTTGACCCGCCCGAGCCGACCATGCTGATCGTCCAATCGGTTTCGTCAGGCATTACATCTTCGATTGTCACTTCGCTGATCAGCGATTGGACCGGATCAGAGAGATCGAGACCGAGATATGCGTTGTCATCTTGGCCGCCCGATGAAAAATAGAACGGCACCTCGACCTGCGTCGGATCAAAGTGAACATCCATCGTCCGGTCAAGCCAGCGCTGCGGCGTCTCGATCAGCATTTGACCGTGCTTGGCGCTGAGCCACATCACGGTCTTGGCGTCTTGATGAAGCGCGATCTCGGTCTCATGAACCGCGGGCGTTCCGCCGAGCGGGACTTCGGTAACGATTGCTGCGCTGGGCATTCAGTATCTCCTCGTCAGGTTTGGACTTCGAATTCGAACGGCTCCATCCATCTATACTTGATTTCCTCGGCATCCGGCATCGGATCATCGGCCGCGTCCATTCGAACGAGACCGCGCGCGCTGTTCGAGCGATCACCGCCGTTGTTTGATCCGGTCGGCTGAGATGCATAGGAAATGACGGAACCGGCGCCAGCCGCGCGAGAAAGGTCGACGTCGATGATCTTCATGCCTTCATCGGTAGTCGATCCGATCGAGGCGGCCACGCATCCAAATGTTCCGGCGACGTCGCGAACGCGGAAGCCCGCATATTTGCCGGCGGCTTCGCTGCCAGTGGCCGGTGTCAGGAGCCAATCAGGATCGGCATTGTTCGCGCCGACTCCGATGAAAGTCCCGCTCGTATCGATCACCAGCGATGCCGCCAGCGGAACTCTTATCTCGCAGCGGATCGTATTGGCGTCGAGCATGAAAGCCCGCACGCACCTGAACGGTTGTGGGCCCGTGCCAAATCCGGCATCCCAGCCGGTGAAGCCGAAATTGTCGCCGAGCTGACGATAGCCATTAACGTTGGGATGCGAGTCCGTCCCGTGCTTGACCGGGAATACCGGATGCGACATGACGAAACGCGTCGGGTCTCTCTCGCAAAGCTCGATCATCGCACGCGTCGAGCCGGCGAGCCGCGGCGATCCCGTATCCTGCCCGCGCATGGGGGCCTGAAACATGAAAATCACGCGGTCGGACTGTCCTGTCGCCTTCGCGATCTCGTCCTCGAAATTATCGCAAAGCTGCTGGTAGCCGATTTTCATCTGGAACCACGAGCTTGAATAATCGGATTCGCCATGGGCGATGAGCATGAATTTGTGACTGTATTGGCCGCCGGCCAATCGCGCGGCCGCGTTGGCCGCGGCGACTTTTTTGACAATCGAATCGTAAGGGCCCTGGCCGCGTTTGAGCAAGAAGAGATTGCGGCCGCCGAGCGCATTGCCGAAACAGACGAGCTTGCGCTTCTCGCCGAACTGGTCCTGCATGCGCTCAAGCAGGCGCCGCGCGAACTCATAAATCGGCGATTCGCCCTGCGCGCGGGTATCGGTGGTAATAAGATCGTCGATCGCATGCAGATCGGTGAAGGTATTGAAGACCGCGCTGGCGTTAATACATCCGGTTGAAGGCATGAGAGCCCAGCCCGGATCGACCGCGGCGAGATTATATGGAGGCCTCAAACCGCCCGTGATGACGTCACCCTCGGCCGCGCCGAGTCCCAGAGATTGTCCCCAAATCGAAGCGCCAAGGTAGACATTCGTTGGCGGCAGCGAGCGCGATTGATCGGTATTGTAATTCGAGCCTTCGTAAGTCGTAATGGTCCAATCAAGCACCGCCTGGCCGCTGTTGGCCTGCGTGAGATCGACGCGGCCTTGGACCAAGTCAAACCCCGAGAGCGTGCATAGATCGCTCGAAAGCTCGATCTCCTTGTAGAGTTCTATCAGAGGAAAATTGTCGCGCGACAGCGCTTCAAGCGCCGTGATCCTAGGCCCCAGATCTTCCTGTATCGCGGTATCGGATGGACCATTAATAGCATCCACGCCCTGGATGATGTTGTAATCCGACGAGAGAACGATTTCCTTGTAGAGCAGGATCAGCGGGAAATTCTGCCGCGTAATCTTCTCGACATCCTCGATGCGTGCGTCGAACGCGGCCACGGTATCGGACACCGCGGTCAGTTGCGCGTTGATCGTGAGCCCGTCCGGCAATGTCGACTCAATGAAGCCAGACGTGGCGAGGCCTTCGCCGAGCCACGAGCCCGAGACGTTCGTCATGTAGTCGGCGAGGATGTTGCCAAGCTGATTAAGCTGGACGAGGCCCGTGCCGTCTTCGGCCGCGTTGAAATTAGTCGTCGTGATATTCTGGCCGTCCCAATGCCCGGAAATCTTGAACAGCGCGTTGGAGAGCGCCGTCTGGATTTCGGCGATGTCGGCATCGAGGACTTGCGTATTGATCGGGACGGCTTCCCAACTGCCGCCGCCAGTCGCCGCGATCCACACGAATGTCCCGTTGAAGGCGTCGATCGGATCGCCCCAGACGATGGCAACCTGGCCATGCTCGGACGTCGTGTTCGCCTGCATCGTCGCGTTGAGTTCGTAGGGAATGGCGCCGGCGAAGACCGGCGAGTTGGCAATCGCCGAGACGAAGTAATCGATCAGCCGGAATAGCGCCTTGATCTCGTCTTTGACCGGCTCGTGCGGTCCAGTGCTCGGGACATTGACCGTTCGAAAGTTCCGAAACGTGTCTTGAGCAAGTTCTATGATTTGGCTCATGTCACCACCATTGCACCCGTCGCCTGCTCAACCGATTCAACTGCGGAACCATTAGCAGCGGTCACCCAATAATAATAGGTGCCGGCTGAGAGTGGCTCGTCGATATGGCCTTGCGGGTCGTTGGGCGCTCCAAAGACAATCTCGATCAGCGACGAAGTCGGGAAGTCGTTGACCGTGTTGCGATACACATAACCGGCATCGAAGTTCGCTGAGTTGGGCGCGGTCCAGGTGATCGAGACGCCGCTCGTGATTGGTACGCCGGCCAGCGATTCGACTGGCGCCGGCGGAACCGGATCGACCGTGGTGTCGACTTCCTCGGTCGGGCTGAACGGCGAGAGGCCATTGGCCTTCGCGGCGAGTTCCACTTCAAGAATGGTGTCACCGGTCACGATATCGCTGAAAAACCTGAGCCGGTCAGACTGTTCGATAAGGTCTTCCGAATGATTCTCGGACTTCCAGTCACTCGGCTGATCGCCTGGCGTCCCGGTATCGGCATCCTTCACGCGCCAGCGCAATACATAGGTGAGGTCTGTCCGCGTCGGAACGTCGAACGAGACGAGCAATCGAACACCCAGCGCGCCACCACCGAGCGCTACGGCTTGCGCATCATAATTGACATTGGCTGGAGCCGAGGGCCCGAGGGACTCTGGCCGCTCCGGAACTATCGGCGCCTCGCCCTCGTCGGTCGCCGGATACCAGTCCTCGATCGCTGGATCGGCGCCGAGGAACTCGATGTAGACGCCGCCCTCGACCGCCCTGATGCGGCCGCCGCGGTTTTCAATCCAGCGCCCGTTCAGTCTCTTCGAGTAGGCCGATTCCACATAAATCCAGCGCTCATAGAGCGCGTTAAGCGCCGACATGCGCAGATCGAGCGTGCCGCGCAACTTCTCGCTTTGGCGGAACTGCTCGCGCTTCCCCAGCCGGCGCGCATGCGTGAACGAATGAGCCCATGTGGCTTCAAGTGTCCCATCCCGCTTTTTCCCGCGCTGCAGTTGATCAGCCTCGTCCGACCAGGGATCTGCTTCGACTTCCGTCCATTGGTGATCGGGCGAGGTGTATTTTACCTGCAGGAAATTCACCGCGTCGCGATCGGGATTGCCGGTGTCGATGTGAAAACCCTCGATGTCGGCATCGGTGATCACCACGCCCTTGTCGCGGAATTTGCCGACTCGCAGGATATATGCGCCATCGCCGCGCTTGAAGAGAATGCCGTCGCAGGCGGTCAGCATTTCCCTCAAGCCCACCTTCGGGTCTCGGCCGGTGACGTCCCAGCCGCCGCCATGATAGCGCGGCTCGGTTCCGCCGGCGTCGAGGCTGAATGGCTCGTCGCAGATGTCCGCCTCCTCGATCCACTCCTCGAGCACCGGCGCGATAGCGACCGCGTAGTCTTCCTGAAAGCCGAATTCATTATGGCAAAGGTGCCAGAGGATCGCGAGCGCGAGATTCTTCGTCGTTTCCCAGGTCGACGGGTCGTCAGGGTCATGACCCGTCATGCGCGGGTCGAACATATAGGCTCCCTCGATCACGACGGACGGCGACGGCTTCTGATAGGGATAGCGCTTCGAGAAGTTCTCAAGCTTCGTACCCTGGCAGATCATGGCGAGCGACGCCGTTCCATCGCCCCGATGATCATTGGTCCAGGTTCCCGGCAACGCCGAGACGATCTGGGAATAGGCGGTCTCGAGCGAGAGCCCGAGGCGAGTGAGGAGGCGAACGCTCTGTGCTTCGTAGCGGCCGTCCGCGCCTTCGGGCACGAAGCCCGAGCCATCGGGCGTCACTTCGTCGTCGTTCAGGAAAAACCGATTGATACCTCCTACCAGGTGAGAGGCAAGCGCCTGAACGACATAGAGGTTGCCATCCTTCTCCTCGAGCAACATCGTGGAGCCGGCTATGCGCGCCTCGCCGGCGACCCATATGCGATCGGGAACGGTCTGTAGAAACGCGAACTTGCCGTCATCGGGCTTGGGCGGCTTGGGCGTAAGCAGGGTTACCGCCACGGCGGTGCCGCCGGTCACGACGATGGCGGTCAGGATGGGCCCGGCGATCGCGGCCACTTCGGCGGTGACGCCGGCGGCGGTCAAACCAGAGATGAAGATCGGCGTCAGGATAGGGTCTTGCATTTCAGACCCTCCACGCCTGGGCGAACGGGAACGCCCGGTAGCGCAATCCGTGGAGCGCGCGGGTGACCCATAGGTCGCCTATCCGGATACCCATGACGCCGCCCACAACCGGCATTGATTGACGTTCGCCCAAGTCCACGTCAATTACGCCAATATCGCCCGAAATCGGGGCGCCAGTGCGTTCTAGGCCCGCCTCGTCCAGGATATGCCCAATGAGGGGAACAAAGCCGCCTTGCTCGATTACCAGGGCACGCGCGGCCTCCGGCGAGCTATACCGGGCCCGGTAGGGCGCGGCCGGGTCGATTCCGCGCCTGAGCCTGATCCAGTCGGAAACCAGACCCACGGTGCAGTCGCACTCGCCCCAGGCCCAAGCGCGCGCGGCCTGAACGTCAAGATAGTCCAGAAGCTCCTGAGGGATCATGAGCGCGGCCATGATACCTGGTGTCCTCTCTGGTAGCGAAACACCTGATCGCAAAACCGGTCGGGCGCTACGCCCGAAGGAACGGGGAACGCCTGTTGCTGGGCTGGCGTCCACGAAGCCCGCCGCGGCCGCGAGCGGCCCGAGGCCCCGAAGGTCACCACCAGCGACAAAGTTCGCGTGGCATTCCGATCGCCCTTGACGGGGCGCTGATCCATCGACCAGTAATCGGCAATGCCTCGCGTCAACCAGATGATCGGCGTCACCGGTTGCCAGCGCTCGTCGAGCGCCGCGATTCCGATCCGCAGGACCGAGCCCAGCACATCGGGCGCCTCCTCGTCGACCCGCTCGGCATATTCCGGCAGGACTCCGTCAATCGTAAATTCGAGCGATGTCGCCGTGCCGTTGATAACCGCTTCGAGTTCCGGCAGCGCCTTGAACACGCCGGCGCCGATATAGCGGTCGCCGGAGGGAAGATCGGTCGAGGGGATGCCGGCATCGACGTCGCTGAATCCCGACCACAGATGGAGCGCCGGATCGGATTCCAGCTTGAAAAACAGGCCGCGGTTGCCTGAAGTTCGAAAAAGCGCGGAGGTGGCTTCGTCGATATAAACCATCAGCCTGCCTCCACGAATGAAATGCTGGGAGCGCCCTGATACCAGCCGAACGGCTCCCATGGGAGCGACGTGCCGGCCTCAAGCCGCATGAGGCAGCGCGGCCGGTAGAAATCGAGCGGCGTGCCATCCGCCACGGCCTCGCGCAATGTCGGCCGGATTGCCACGACATAGGTAACGTTCTGGCCATCGGTCGTGTCCTCAGGCGTGATCGAGTCAATGTCGGCGATTCCGTAGGCGCGGAAGTTTTTCGTCTCGTGTAGGAAGCTGAATGTCTCGCCGCCCTCAAGCCGGGAGCCATTGATCACCTGGAACGTGAGCGTGCCGGCGTTGAGCGCATGGGCGCCGACGAGTACCGCGTCGATGTTGCCCTGGCTGAAGCCGACGAGATCGGAAAAGAGCGCGCCATCCGAATAGGTAATACCGCCTATAGGCAGCATTGGCTCACCATCCGTCCCGAGTGGATAGGGCGCGACATAATCGGTCAGCATCGGAACAATCATCGTGCGGACGGAGCCATTCAGGATATTGCGCAACCGCTGCCAATAGCGATGCTGGGCCGGCACGAACACGGGGATGCGCTGATACTTGACCGACCAGCGGCCGCCGCCGGTAAAGTCGATCGCATTTGTGTCGCCATTGAGCGAGCGGCCGCCCTCGATCGCGGAGCCCAGGATATCAATCGACATTTCGGCCGGCGGAAGCATGGAGATGCTATAAGTCTCGATCGCCATCAGCCGGTGTCCTTCTGATAGCGGCTGCTTACCGCGCCCAAGGTGCGCTGCAGCTCCTTGCGCTGCTCGGCCGCCGCGATCATCGATTGCCGCGCGATAAGCTCGAGCGTGCGCTCGGTCGCGTCGCCCTGCACATTGATCTGAGGCCCGCCGATCGTAATGGGCGGGAGCCCGCCGGCACCGAACCGGACGGCGCGAGCGAGCGCGACGCCCGCGCGGCTCACGACTCGCTCGCCGTCTTCCAGCACCGCCACGCGCTCATTCGGCCGGAGATTACCTCCATGCAGCCGCGGCGCTCCCGCAACCTGAGCCGCGCTGACGAGGCGCAGCGGCGTCCTCGTCGAGCCGACGATTCCGCCCTCGTGAAAGATGTTCGCAAGAAACGAGCCCGCCAGGGCGCCGACACCGCCAGTGTCCGTCCCTCCGAGCTTGAGAAATTCGGTGACAAGGTTGATTACATCGGGAATGGCGCCTCTGATGAGGTCACGCCATGTACCAGTCTTGGTCACGAGATCGGCAAGGCCCTGCCCGAGCGATTGCCCGAGCGCCTCCGATTCCTGCTGGAGGTCGGCCTGACCCTCTTTGACTTCGGCCGACTTGGCAGCCAGTTCGCCATAAATCTCCGATTTGCGCTTGAGCGCGGCAAGTTCCTCGTCGGTCAGGGTGATGCCGGCGCGCTGCGCTTCGAGGAGCTTTTCCTGTTCGAAGCGATACGCCTCGGCCGCTGCGATCGCGTCGTGGGTCTCGCCTCCGAGCCGGCGCATGGCATCAGCGGTCGCATTGATTTGCGCGCGCGCGAGTTCCTGGTCAGCGCCCTCCATGAAGGCGAAGCCCTTGCCGGGAAGTTGCGGCCCGAAGGCTTGGCCTCGGGGCATTCCCGGCGTGCCGGCCGCACCCATGACGCGATCGATGTAGGCCCAAACGTCGCCGATCGAACGGCCGCCGCCGATGACGGTCGGATTGGCGGTCGCGGCCCGGCCGCCCAGGACCGATTCGGCGAGCGCGTTCGGGTCGGCCCTGAGCGCCGAGAGCGCGCCGCCGGCGCCGAGAAAATGTGCTGCGTAAAGATTCCGCTCGCTCGCGGCGAAGCCCGCGGACCTGAGCGCGGCCGCATTCTCCTTGGCGAGGAGTTCGATCATCTGGCGCGAGATCGCCGGATCTGTTCTGAGATCGAGCGCGCGCCTGCCCATCGCCGCCGCGACTTCCTCGCCGATTACCTTCGGGATCAATCGCATCCAGGTCGACTCGATGAACTGCCCGTGCCCGGTCGCCGATGAAAGCGGATTGCGGATATCAGCAACACCGCGGCTCTCGACCTGGATCAGGCGATCGATGAAACCGGGCGGGAGGCCAGGTGCTGTGAACGGATCGGATGTAACCGGCACGCGCGTCCCGCGCGCGGTCTCGAACGGGTTGCGCGCGACGCCTGGCAGCGTGCGCGCTAGGACACCGCCGCGCCCGGTGCGCTCCCAGGCCGGTCCCATCTTGGAAAGTTCCGCATTGATGTCGATCAGATTCTGTTTCCACTCCTCGAGGAGCGGAAGCCCGACGCCGGTCGCCATCGCATTGTCGATTGCGCGGATGAGCCGGAGCCGCTCTTCGTCGAGCTTGATTATTTCCCGATGGGGCCCTGCGCGGCGCTTCTGGTCTTCCTCGACCTGGCGCTGCACGGCGTCGATATGAGCGCCGATCTTTTCGGCCTCGACGATCGCGGTCAGGAGTCCGGCGCCAATATTGGTCTTGAGGCGATCAAAGCCCGCGGTCAGGCGGTCGTCGAGTTCGTCGGCCTTTTTGACGAGTTCCGTATCCATGACGACGCCGAGCCGGATGGCCGCCGCCTCCTGGTCGCGCAATGCCTGCGCGCCGTCCTGGAGGTAAGGCAGTGCCTCGGCGGCGCTGCGGCCAAAGGCGGACATGGCTATTACGGATTTGTCGCCTTCGGTGCGAGCATTGTGGATCAGGTCCACGACATCGAAAAATAGCGCCTTGTTCGAGCGCATCTGGCCATTCATATCGCGGAGCGGCACGCCGTTGGCGTCGAGGATTTCCTTGAGCTTGTTGCCCTCGGTCGCGGCGATGCCAAGCTCCTTGTTGAACTTGGTCATGATGCCGACGAGATCGTCCTGCGTTCCGCCGCCCTGGCGCGCGGCGAAAGTCAATGTCTGGAGATCCCGGATTGACAATTGCGCGCGCTCGGCCTGGTCTTTGACTTGAGCAATGTCGGAAATCACGCTCTTGATGAACACGCCTGCGCCAACACCGAGCAAGGCCGGTCCGGCCGCGCCGCGGAAGGAATCGAGCACCGAGACCGATCCGGCAAGTGCGCCGCGCTGAGCCCGGGCGATATCGTCGGCCACATCCTTGGCGAATACCGACGTCATCGCGCGGGTGCGCGCGAAGCCGGCGCGGAGCCCGGCGTCGTCGAGCGTGACAGGAATGCGGAGCGGGGCGACAGGCAGCATTATTTCTTGCGTCCTCCTCGCATCAGTGAGCGCATGGCCTTCTTGATATTCTGAGGAGTGGCCGGCACCAGCGATTTCTTATCGCTCTTTCCGGTGCCGAAGATGGAATCGAGCATGTCGAGCCGCCCTTCATATGCGAGGAGAATGCCGCTCAGGCTGGTGTTCAGCGTCTCCTCCTCTGTCCAGCCTAGCCATCCGGTTCCCACTTGGAACAACCACCTGAAGTGTTCCTCGTGGGTGATCAGTTTCCCGGGTCGGTCCCTCCGCCTTCAGCGCCCGGTGGTTTGGGCTGTTCAGAGCGGCCGCCAGTCTGGAGGCCCTGAATATATCGCGTCAGCGGCCGCACCAGATTATCGAGCCCCGTCCTGAAAACCTGTTCCTCGGCTTGCTCGAATTTGATGCCAGAGCCGGCCGAGACAATCTTGGCATAGGCGCTCAAATCGAACGCGGCGAGGCGATCATATGCGAGCGCATACCCATTGAAATATTCGTTGATCGCCTTTGCCGCGGCGAGAGTTGGCCGCAACTTGACGGTCCCGCCGGCGAGATCGAGATCAATCTCGCCATAGCCGAGGACGGTCTCGGACTTCTTGTCCTCAGCCATCAGTCAGATGCCTCCGTCTCCGTGATCGTCCCCGAGTCGATCTCGATATTGCAGTTGGACGCGACGATCTGATTCGGGCCGCCGACATTCACGGTCTTGGAAAAGACCTTGCCCTTGAAAGTGAATGTCGTCGGCGTGGCGCCAGTCTGGTCGAGCGCGTCGTTCAGTTCGATCTTGAAGTTGTAGGCATAGTCCGAATCGCGCGCTTCGAGGAGGCGGATCTGGCCGACATCATCGGAGTCCTGACCGAGCTGCATGGCGAGCGCGCCGTCATCGAACGTGCCCTTGAATTTGCGCGTGCCACGCTGATCGAGACTGTTGTGGCGGATGACTTCGTATACCCGACCGAACTCGCCGAGGTTTACGATTTCGCCGACCAGCAGATAGTCTTCATCGGTTGCGGGAACCAAGGCGCGGGTGCCGATGTAAAGTTTCGACCCGGCCGAAGTGTGAACTGTCATAACCTTCGCTCCTTCCAGTTTCGCGCGGGCGCCATGGGCGCGCGGCGATGTTTAGGTTCGGTACATCACTTCGAACGTCAAGATGGCAACACCGTGCTTCTCGTCGCCCTCGCCATCGTAACCCATGCGCGTGCGGGCGAGAACGGTATTGAGCGCGAGCCCGCCCAGCCGTGGATTCGCAGCGATCACAGCCTCGACCGGTTCGCATAGTCCGTCGAGCGTTTCGTCGATTCCCTCGACCTTCGCGATGTGCAGTTCCAGGAACACTGAGAGATCCCGCAATAGCCGCGGGTCATTGACGTCCTGCTGGGAGTTTTCCTCATTCGTATAGATGAGCGCGACCGGCATTTCGGATTGCGCGGTGCGCCTTGTGCGCGTCATGAAAACGCGACCGGTCAGCGAAAGGACCGTGTCGACTTCGGCCGCGATCGCCTCGCGGATCAACTGGCGCTTGTGCGTCATGGCGCAAGCTCCAGGTCGATGACCATCATGCCTTCCGAGTCCTCACGGAAATCCTTCACGGAATAGTCGATCCCTTTGGCGGTGATCAGCGTCACACCGCGAACGAGTTCGTCTTCAAGATCGGCGATCCTGACCGCGAGCGTCGTCACCTTGGTCGACGTACCCTCCTCGCCCTGGAGCGTCGCGTAGTAATTCGAATCGTAGATGCCGGTCACGGTCTGGGGCAGGCCCGAGACGCCGTAAGTGATCACCGCCTCGGTCGGGAAGGTGTTGCGGACGACCTGGTTGAGGTGATCGAAATCGACCATGGCTATTCGCGCTCCATGATCATGTTCCGGGTATCGAGCAGCGCGCCGTCGCCGGCACCGGCGTAGCCGAGTCCGCGCAGAAACGCCGTGATGTCTTGCCGGGCACGTTCGTTCAGCACTTCAATGATGAGACGCGGGTGCCAGCGCTTGAGCGTTTCGGCCGCGCCTTCCAATACGCGAAGCTCGAAGGTTTCAACATCAATCTTGATTGCCGAGACCCGACCGATATCGAGCGAGTCGACGCGAACGGTCCTGACCCTGATGCGAGGCTCGCTCTTGCGGAGCAAGCTCGCCCCGCTGGTCAGGTGAACCTTGTCATTGAAACCGATAGACGCGTTGCCATCCTGATTCGAAGCGGCCGCCTCGATGATCTCGACGTCTACGTGGTTCAGATGAGCGTTGTTTCGGATGCGCTCGCACATGACAGGCAATGGCTCGATCGCGATCGCGGTCGCGCCCATCTTCGCAGCGACGATCGAGAACACTCCGCTATAGGCGCCGATGTCGAGGACCGTTCCGCCCGAATGACACATGGCCTGCCAAGCCTTCAGCGTGTCAGGCTCGAATGCGCCTTTGGCGCGCACATGGCCGCAGATGCGATCGTCATCGAGCATCGCCACGCACAGGCTTCCGGCTGGAACCGTCATGGCTTGCGGCGAAGCCGCTAGCGGCTTCGCCGCTACGCCGCCCATGCCTGCTTCACCCAGCTTACGTCGCAGTTGTCGGGTTTGCGCATTCCCCCGAACGCAATGACCGAGCACCCACGCGGGGCGCGATCGGGATGAAGATCGAGATCCCGATAGGACATGAAGAAACCCGGAGGCGTCACGTCTTGCAGAAGCGTCGCGCGCGGATGCAGAAGCTCGATGACGCGCTGATCTCCATACTGCGCGCAACGGCGCATCCATTCTTGAGCGTCGGGCTCGAAGCCGCGCCAGACATCGTCGCCGAAATTCCGGCCCATCGTCATGACGCAAGACCCGTAGCGGCATGGGTAGCTCGCGTGTCCGGCCGCGCGGGTGAAGTTTCCGCAGATGGCGAAGCCATCCTTATCCGCCGTCCGCTCGAGCGGAGTTATGTCGCCGATGACCACGGTGTCGAGGTCGAAATAAATGACGCGAGCGCCCGCGCGCCAGCTGGTATCGAAGAGCTTCATCTTGCCCCACCAGCCGATCAGCCGGTGATCGCCGATCGCGACCGTTTCGTAGCCGGCAAGCTCGTTCGGCTTGTCGGTCAAAACGACGAAGCGATGCGCGTGGACGAAATACCGCCTCACCATCGCGCGCAATCGATGCACATAGGCGACCGGGTATTTCGAACCGGTGCGAACGCACGCGATTATGGTCTTAGGGTTTTCCAAGGAGCGCCAGGCCCTCCTCGATCGTAACCCGCGGGAACACCTTGATGCCGGAATAGGGACAGGCATTGAACACTTCGATCTTCGCTTCGGCCAGAGCCTTCGCCGGATGCGCGTAACATTCAGCCCAGGCCTTCCACGCCTTTTCGCTTTGCGTGCGTTTCTTGCCGTAGTGCTGCTCGTTGTGATGCCATTTGCCATCGGCGCTCTTGCCATAGTCATAGCCGAACAGCACGATCCGGCGCGGCCGCTTGAGGTAAGCAAGATTGAGCGCGCCATAGCCTGAGGTTCCGCCGGCCGCGATCGCTGTCGGAACTTTCGAAATCATCTGATGGTTGATGCGCAAAACGAAATTCACGTTCGGCAGGACGGGAAGCGTGTTCCGCTCGGCGACCGCCCACACGATCGGCATAGTCACCTGAGCCAGGCGCGGCGCCCATTCGATGTAGCGCGGCCCGTCGAGCCCGAATCCAAGGTCCGCCCATGGCATGTCGAAAATCGAGCCTTTGACCGCTAATACCCGCCAACGCGGGTCGCGGAACCGGTTAAGATCGAAACCAGCGAGCGACGTTCCGCCGGCGACGACGGCTAATGGCTTATCGCCCCAATCGGCCGGACCTACGTCGCCCATTGGTTTAGCTCCTTCATGAACTCTTGAGCGAACGGCACTTTTGAGAAACCCGGGACGCATGGCGATCCATCCGTGTGATGTACGATCTTCGGCTCTATAGCAGAGTCGGAGTAACCTGCGAGCCAATTCCAGGCAACCGGCAGATCGCCGATAAGGCGGTCCTCAAGCCAGCAGAAGCGATGAAGATCGCGGCCGGGCACCGCGTTCACGAGTTCTTTCGTGAGCGCGGCATTGGCCGCGTGAGCGCAGTTGAACAGCATCAGGCTCGACCAATTCTTACGCGGATATGCCGCCTGCGGCTGACCCGCCATCTTGACCGATGACGACGGAACGTGATCGTGCTTCACGCACATCACCGCGAAGCTCGAGTCGGCCGAGGCAAAAAGTTCCTCGAGATTCGCGCGCACGAGCATGTCGCAATCCATAAACAGCGCCCAGCCCTTGCGACCGGCCGCCTCGCGCACGGCGAGATGAGGGACAAGGAACCGCGAGATTGCGAATTCAGTTGCCATTCCGGCATCGCTGATCTCGTCCCACATCTGCCGGCGGCCGCGCTCGTCGACCGAATATCGCGTCGGCCGCCAGTACAAACCCTGCGCCCGAAGATCATCGAGCACGAGGCCATGAACCGGGATCGGCTCGACGAGATGCCGCTCGCAAGAGCGCCTCGCGACTGCGAACGCCGCGGCGTCGCGAGGGTCAAAGCCGATCCAGATACTGCGGTCCACGCGCGCGGGGCCTCCCTCTTCAAAAAAGAGGCTATGCGCGCCGGGCGCGCTGCAGCATTGCCGGGCGCGTGCAGAGGAAGAGCGGATAGCTGTAAACCTCGACCTTCACCCATGCGCCGCGGTCGCGGTCAGGGATCTGCATGCCATAGACGGGCTGGCCCAGCGTGTTGATCCACGGCATGAACTCGGCCGGGCCCATGACGTGCTGAAAGACGCCAGGCGCGTTGACCGGAAAGAACTTCGCCTTGTCAGTCGGAATGCCGACCGTCGAGGCATCCGCTGTCCCATCGGTCGCACCCTCGTCGTAATTGTCGGTGCCGCGATAGTTGTGCCAGTAGATCTTGCCGAAATAGAACGTGTCGAACTCGTTGGCCTCGCGAAGCTCGGCCGCCGCCGACCAGCTCAGATAGGTATCGCGCACCTTGGGATGATCGACGAAGGCGTCCCAGAACGCATCGCCGACAAGCGCATGCACCTGCGTCGTAGGCATCCATGAGCCGGCCGCCGCGCGCTGCATCTGCCGGCGCACTTGGTTGCAAAGCCCGCGGATGTTCGTCGTCGCCGTGGTCAGCGCGAAGTTGATTTCAGTCGCCTGCGTCGCGCTCCACTCGGTAAACCAGTTTTCGAGTGTCGAGCCATCGGCGTCGAGCACGATGCCCTGGACGGCGCCGAGACGCATGTGCTCGAACGTGAGGCTGATGTCCGCCTGAATGCCGTTCGCGCCCGTGTAGCGGCGCTGCACTTCCGCCATGACTTGCGACAGCTCGGTTTCTGACCCGAATTCGCGGATGCCGGTCAATTCGTCGGCCATAATCGTGTCGCCCTTGGCGAGACGATGGATGCCGAAATTTCGGATATCGCGTTTCTCGGTCGTGCGCTGATCGATCGGGGCACCACGCTCGGTCGCCAAAATAAGCTTGAGCACGCCGTTGCGCTGCTCGATCGCGACGTATTTGTTGCGGATGGGAACCGGATCGAACAGGCCGGGCATCGAACCCAGCATGGTCGGCCGGAACGGCTGACGGTTAAACGCGCCGGTCAGGGAGACCGTGTCAAACGCGTCCTGGTTGAAGATGTCCAACATGACCATGATCGGAGTTCCTTTTCTCGATGCTGGGCGTTAACGAGCGACGATGTCGATCGCCTTGAGCGCGGTCACGTAGGCCGCCTCTCGCGGGTTGTCGGTATCATCGGCAGGGATGGTGAGTTCGGAGAGATTGACGACGCTGTCGCGTGCCGTATAGACGGCGCCAGTGACGTCGCCATCGGTCGCGTCGACATTGTCGTACATCACTCCAACGGGCGCCGTGATCACAGCGTCAGCGGAATTCAAGAGGCCATCCGCGGCGATGATCTTTCCGGCGCCATCAAGCTGCACGACCTGACCGGCGACGAGAACCTGACCGCTAAGCACGGTCGCGGTTTCGCGCGAGAACTGAGGATCAGCCTCCCACACGATGTACTCGCCGGTGTGTTTGCCTTCAGTGAGGACAGACATATGTTGATCTCCTCGGTTTCAGAATTTCGATCTACCGCGCCGACCGGCGCTACGCGCTACTTACCGGCGAAGATGTTGGCCGTGGCGTTCACCTTCTTCGCGGCTTCGTCCCACATCGAATTGATAGATGCGCGATCGCTGCCGCCGCTTGCCTGATGCTGGCCTCTGATCGGCGTCGTCTCGCCGACCGCGGTCATCTTCGTGAAAAGCTGAGCGCGGACGTGCTCCATGCTGGCGCCCGAGGCGATGAATTGATCGGCAAGCTTCGCGTCGATCGCCGGGCACTGCTTGTGCGCGAGCGCCACCGCCGCGCGGATTTCCTTGCCGCTCTCGATGCGGGCTTTCGCCTGCTCGATGGTCACGCCTTCCTTGATCAGCGTCGCGGCCATCGCCGGAACGCCGGCGGTGGCGCATAGCGTCGCGATTTCAGCGGCCGCGTTGGCGATCGCCTGAGCATCGACGGGTGCCGGCGGCGCGGCCGGCGCAGGAGTCGGAGTCGTCGTCATTTTGGATTTCTCCTTCGGTTGACCGGCGGCGCGGGCGTCCGCCAGTTGAGCAATCATCAAGGCCGGATCGAAGTGCCCGGCTTTGGCCCAGACTTCGGCCTTCGCCTTGAGCGGCTCGGGCGCGCGCAGATAGGCGCGGAAATCGAACGCCGTTACATCCTCGGCCGGGTCTTCGATCTTGCCCGTGGCAAAGCCCGCCTCGATCGCCTCGTCGTCATCGAGCCAGGTTTCCTCACCCATGAGCTTCTTGCATTCAGCCTCGGTCTTGCCTGAGCGGCGCGCGTAGATTTTCGCCATCTGCAGATCCATCTTGTCGAGCACCTTGGCGGTCATCCGGTGATCGTCGGCCGTGCCCCAGGTCATGCCCGAGCCGTTGTGGATCATGATCAGCGAACCGGCAGCCATGATGATCTGGTCGCCGGCCATCCCGATCACCGAAGCGGCGCTCGCCATCAGCGAATCGTTGACGATCGTCACCTTCACGGCGCCGTCAGCCTTGTGCGCGACGAGCAGATTGTGAATAGCAACGCCCTCGGTTGCAAAGCCGCCGCCCGAATTGATGTGGACCTCGATATCGCCCGTGGTCTCGGCGAGCGCGTTCAACACATCGGCGACAGTGAAGCCATTTTGGTCCCAATAATCGAAATATCCGACCGGGCCATAGAGATAGATCTTGCCATTTCTAATCAGACGGCTTGTCATCGACGACATCCTTCTTTGGCTGTTGCGCGACGCCGGCGACCGTCACCTTGCGCGGATCGCTATCGAGCACGAGGCCAAGTTCATCGGCGCGGCGATTGTCCTCGGCTATCTCTTCGTCGACGGTCTGAACCGCGTAGCCGCGCTCGGACACATGCGTCGCGCGCGACAGGAAGCCTGCGCGAACTTCGTCCCGGCGCGCGGCAACGTCCTGCGTCGGATTGATGTAAGGCCAAGCCTGAGGCGCCCATTTCACCCGCACGACGTCGCGAAGCGTTACGCCATTGCGCAACCTGATTTTGCCAGCGAGCCAGGCTGTCTCGGCCCAGCGCCTGAGGACAGGCGCGGCCCACTGAAAGACGACGAGGCCATGCTGATACATTTCGACGGCGCGGCGGAATTCGTTGACGGCAGCGCGCCATGTCCGGTCGTTGACGTGCTTGTAGTTGCCGGAAAGCTGTTCAAACAGAATGCCGGCCGCGACCGCGACGCGGCGTTCCTGACCTTCCATGAAAGATTCGTAAGAATCTTCAAGTTTCGGCGGGTCGGAGAAGGTGATCTCCTGATCAGCGCGCAATAAATTCATGAGGCCAGGCTCGAGGCTCGCGATTGCGACGCCGTCCTCATTGGCGTCGCCTTGACCTGAGAGAATCTCGTTCTCGTTGCCAGTCTGCGGGCCGCCTCTGACGAAACCGGTGAACAGCGCTCCGATCTGCTGTTTGACAAGTTGCGCGTCGTCATACTTGTCGAGATCGTGGAGCTTCATGAGCGCGCGTGTTAGCCACGGCTCGCCGCGGATTTCGCCCGGCCGCCGCACCTGGGACAATTGCAACACCTCGCTCGCAGGCACCCTCACGGTATCGGCCGAGAAGGCGAAGCCAAGCATCCCGAAATCGAACGGATGCTGGCGATACATGTGGTAAGCCACGCGCCGGTCGAGCCGATCGAATTCTATTCCCTGGCGGATGATGCTGTTGGGTCCGACCCACTCGTTCTTTTCGTTCGGGACGAATTCCGACTCGACCACCTGAAGCTGAAGCGGAACGACGAAGCCATCATCGAGCGCGCGCACGCGGAATCGGGTGAAACAATCGCCGCCCTCAAACATCGAGCCGACCGCCGTCGCCTGCAGACCATAGAAATCCTGCCGGCCGTATGAGTCGCATTCCGCGCTCCAGTCCTCGAACAGATCGACCAGTTCCCGGTTCAGGTCTTTGTCCTTCGTGCGGAATTGCGGCGTGATGCCGGTGCCGACGAAATTGACGACTGTCGTGCGCTTGGCATTATCGGCCAGGCCGTCTCGCCTGATCTTGTCGCGCGAGCGCGCGCGCAAGGTGGGAAGCGCCGCGCCGAGCAGGCTATTGGGCCCGCTCGATGGCGCGACCCAATTGGAGGTGCGAGGACTCACGTAGCCGCCGGCGTCATAGCCGGTGTTGAGCCCGGCCGATCGGACGATTTCCGAGCGAATCGCCGGAACATAGACTTTCGAGCCTTTGATTCGGTAGCGCATCGCTGCCACCTGATCGGGCATCAGCTCAGCCCCTTCGAAGTGGCGAAGCGCACGGCCTTCGTTCGCCGTATGCCCGCGGCACCGGCGATGTCCGCCTGCATGATTGCTTGGAGTTCGAGCATATCCTCGAGGTCCGGGTAATCGACTTCGCGGTCGGTGTATTTGACGCGCTTAACGCCCTGGGCGATAGCCTGGGTAAGGGCATCGAGCTGGGCCTGGGTATAAATCGCCATCGTTGCGTAATATCGCGAAGATGGTCCTAGCACAAGGGGTGGGGCCTCCACCGGCTGGCCTGCCAAGACTTAGTGGGTGCTATCACGGGAAGCGCCCTGAGCCGATGGAGGTAGCGGGCATCCTGACCAATCATGATGCGAAAAGCAATGGCATTGCTCGGATGTGGACTTGCGCCGGTGCGGCATCAGAGCGAAGGTCCACCTTGCGTCCAACTAGTGGGCGTGAACCTGGCGAACACAAAATCGCTTCCCGCGCTTTTCGCCAAAGCGATCCTTAATGGACGGGAGTGGTTTGAAAGGAAACTAGCCATGAAATGGACTCTGTTCAAAGACGCGATGCCGGCCATCGGTCAGCCGCTCGTCATTTTGTATTTGGACTTCGCCGAGGTCGGATTGACATTTTGTCATACCCGCACCGGATGGCTCGAAGAGCGTGGATTCGGCAACGTCATCATGGATGCCGGCAATCAATTGAGCGATTACGAACATGCCACACTCGAGAAGTGGGGGGCTTGGGCGTATCTTCATGAGGCCACGTCCGAAGCAATCGCTGGATGTGCGTTCGCCAAGGGGCACACCGAAGTGATCACCTTCGAAGGCACCGGGATGACGGTCTCGGTCGAGACTAACGAGATGCTCGAATACGCTACGGTGTAGTCGTGATCAGGATCGACAGGAATATTCCGCTTCCGCCATACAAAGCCAAGGGAAGGAGACCGGGCAACATTTACCCGTTTCGCATGATGGCGATCGGAGATAGCTTTTTTACCGAGAACGTCCGGGCCTTCAATTCTGTGCCGAATGGATTCGGCCGATGGGAGTCTCGAACGATCGAAGAGAAGGGCAAGCGAGGCATCAGGATTTGGCGGATCGGCTGAGAAAAAGGGGCGCTTTGGCGCCCCTTTCCATCAAAAAAGCAATGCCATTGCTCCGAATCGACTTGCGCAAAACGGCGATTAGAGCGATGTTGTTTTCATTGAACGGGGCAGCGCCCCACCTGAGGAGGACCAGCCGATGACAATTTCCCTGATTACCGAGCACCGCGATTGCGCGATGATAGCGGGTGACGAAGAAAAGACCGTTGTCGGTCATATCAAGCGGCATGGACGGTCGAGGCCTTCGGCATGAGTTCCGAACATTCCTTTGTGAGCCTCGCCGCCGCCGAGTATTGGCTTCTCGCGATGGTCATCGAGTTCGCGGAACTGAACAAGGAGGCATGAAAGGAGGTTCACCTTCGAAGGCGCCCAGCCCGGCATTTCCCCTCGCCGGGCTCAGGGCAGTGCAAGGCCTTCGATGTGAGGGCCGGAACCGAAGAGGGACTAACGACGATGAAACTCTCCGACACTCAACTGGTGATCCTCACCAAGGCGGCTGGCCGCGATGACGGCTCAGTCTACCCGCTTCCGCGCGGGCTCAAGGATGGCGCGGCGACCCGGGTGCTTAACACCCTGATCAAGACGAAACTCATTGAAGAGGTAGAGGCCAAGCGCGGCGAGACCATGTTCCGCGAGACCGGTGATGGTCACGGAGTAACGCTGGTGATCACCAAGCGCGGTCTCGAAGCGATCGACGGCGACGGAGGCGACGCGAAGGTGACCGAGCCGAAGACGAAGGCCAAGCCCGCGCCCACGCCAAAGAAGCAGAAGGACGCCGCGAAGACCAAGGCTGCGGCCCGCGCCGAACGCAAGGCGACGGCCAAGCCGAAGGCGGCCGCCGCCGCCGAGCGCGCCCCGCGCGACTCGAAGCAGGCCAAGATGATCGAAATGCTAAAACGCCCGAATGGCGCCTCGGTTGACGAGATCGCGGCTGAGTTCGGCTGGCTCAAGCACACGACTCGCGCGGCGGTTTCAGTCGCGGTTCGCAAGCTCGGGCTCACGTCGACGGCGACGAAGGAAGAGAACCGCGGAACGGTCTACCGGATCGCGGCCTAATCAATCGGGGCGGCCAAGCGCCGCCCCATTTTCTCTCTCACACACAGGAGTTTCCAAATGAACGATGTTAAGATCCGCTGGGATCAGACTTCATATGACACGAGCGGTCGCTTGGCTGATGTGATCGGCGGTCGACTGCTCGTCAAGCGCTCGCGCCCGCGCGCCCGCACATTCGATGGGAAGTTCAACGGTCGATTCCTTGGCTGCTGGCCTTCACGCGATGAAGCCATGGCGGCCGTTGAACGCATATATCGGGAGGGTTTGCTATGACTTCCTACCGCCGCGTGATCAATCTTCACCTGATGACCTCGCCTTCGCCTGACGGCTTGCCGCGCTACAAGTGCGTCGCCACCACGAACACTCACGAGCCCGCCGTTGGCGCGATCCTGACCGAGGACGAAGTCAAGGAATGGCTCGAGAAGGTCGCGCGACCAAGCGAAAATCTCACCATCAATTTCAGGTGACGATCAGCGCATCATGAATCTTGAGCGGCTCTGCACGGGCCGCTTTTTCTGTTGCGAAGGCCTGAGCGGCGCCGCCGCGTTGGCAACGACGAACATGCCTTCGTCATCGGACGGCCGCTCAGCCTCCTCGGAATGGCGCTTGGCGTCCTCTTTCATCGCAGCCTCTTGCATGAGGCGCTGAACCTTGCCCCAATGAATGACCATCGATCTGAGCGCGGCGAAGGCGTAGACGCGGCAATCGAGCGCTTCGTTCCGCTGACCGGGTTTCGGTTCCCAAGATCGCACCTTGATGCCGCGAACCAAAGTCCACACGGCTTGCTCAGCGGTCATCTGCTCATACCATGCCGGGTCACGGCCCATCGGGAAATGGCAATAGCCGGGCCCGGGATTTTTAATGCGCAAGCGCCCGAAGATAATGTCCTTCGCCCCGTCGACGCCAATGCCGAAAAGGTTGTCGATCTTGCCTTTGTTATTCTTGATGTTGAATTTCGGCCAGATCGGCCGGCCGGGCCCGGGCATGCCCTTGATCGCGTTGATGCGGCGGCCTTCCTTGTAGCGCACGAAGTTATAGACGGCGTCGGTGAAGTGACCGGAGTCTATGCACGTTGCCTGAACCGGAAGCATGCGGCCGCCGGCGACGCGGGTCGGCCGCCTCAGATATTCGTCAAGATCATCCCAGGGCGCTGGCGTCGAGAGATCGCCATAGATCACCTCGTGATCGAGCGACCAGGATTCCTCCTCAAGGCCCCAGCCAACGCGCTCGATCTCAAGGCGATCGCCCTGAACGTCGACTCCGCATGTGACCACCAGCACCGAGCCCGGCACGCCCTTCTCCCATTTCTCAGCCTGGGCGCGCTTGTGGAGCGCGTGATGGTCAACTGTCTCGCCGCGGTCCTCCCACGTTTCGGCCATGACGGTATTCACGAACACCTGCATGAGGTAGGGATCGCCCTGAGCCGCGTGCCATTGCTTGACGACATCGGCCAGCTTGATCCACGGTGAGTACCATTGCGGGATATCGAAGCCCGCGATGCCTTCGCGCGGGCGCTGGCTTCGCCATTCGCCTTTCTGATCGGCGTCCCAGCGCTGCTGATCGGTCCATGACGCCTTGCATTCCTCTTCGCAGCATTGATACCGCGCCGAGGCGTAGACCGGCTTGCCGTTCGCGTCCTTATCGTATTTCACCTGAGCCCAATTGAGCACCTGGAAAGAGCCGCACTTCCAACAGGGCACCCAGCGCTGAGCCTTGTCGCTCGCTTCATATTCTCGTTCCACAACACTCGCTCCTTTGATACCGGGTGACGAGCCGATGAACGTCTTGGCGTTCCAGAAATTGGTTTGCCGTTGGCGCGCGAGCGTGAGCGGGTCGCCCTCGGCCATCTTGCCGGCGCCGGCGGAACGCTGCCAGCGGTCCACTTCGTCCGCGAGCAGGATGCGAATCGGCCGGCTGGCGAGGCCCGAGGGAACGTTGGCCCCGACGAGCGCCATGTAGCCGCCGGGGAATGACTTCGAACGAATCGTGCCCTTGCTCGAGCGCGACTTCGTCTCGCCGACGCGATCGAGCACTTCCGGGTTGTCGCGAATCATCGGCTCGAGGCGCTGCTTTGACCATTCGCGCGCCGCCTCAAGCTCAGGCATGACGAGCAGGATCGGACCCGGGTCTTGATGCACATGGTAGCCGAAGGCGTTCAGCAATAGCTGCGTGAAGCCGACTTGCGTGCCCTTCTTGACCACGACGGTGTGCACCGAGGGATCGGTCCACGCATCCATGATGTCTTGAAGGTAGGGCGCGCGGGACGTTTCCCACTGGCCAGGCTCGGCCGAGTCCTCAGGCGAAAGCTGCCGATACTGATCGGACCATTCGGAGAGCGTCAGTCTTGACGAAGGCTTGAAGCCAGCGAAAAAGAACTGCTCAAGCTGCCTTGTTGATTCTTGCACGATCCGCCTTTGCCAATGCTGAGAGGCTTTCCATCGCCTTGTCGATCTCGGCGCGGATCATAGCTTCTTTTTGCGCGATGGTAAGTCCGTCATGCAATCGGGGCGCGAGTTTCGTCGGGATCGCATAGAGCTTCGAGCGAGCGATGCTCGTTGCCAGCGCGATCATTTCCTTGAGTTCCCCAAGCGGCGCATATTCGCCCTTAAGAATGGCGAGTTCCATTTCCGCCGTCTCGGTAGCCGCGCGCCGCTTGCGGTCACTCCAGGAATCCTGACTGGCATCGGCCTTCAGCGCGCGCTGGCGCAGGAACTTGATATAGCCTTGAACTGATCGAACGAGATCAAAGCGGCCGCGTTCGGTCTTCACCAGCACGCCTTCGGCAACAAGCTGGTGGACGCGCTGCACGGACAAGTCAAGCAATTGGACGATGACCGCGATCGGATACGATGCGGATGGTGCTTTGTCAGCCATGACGCGATCCTAGAAGCACGCATCGCATGAGCAATGAGGCTGCTTGCCGCTATTGCAATACTCCGAGGCGTCATGCGGCGGATGGAAGCTCACCCCGGCGGCGCGCTCGCGATCACAATAGGCGCATTCGCCGGGCGGTGCCTTGTCACGGCGGCCGCCGATTGGTGTCTGGATCGTCAGTCGTCGTTTTTGAGAACGAGACATCTTCTCCATGCGTTCACTCCTCATGAAGCGGCAAGCCGTGCCGCGCGGTTTTCGAATTGCGCAGCCTCGAGCACGACGCGCGCGCGAGGCCATGCGATTTTCAGTTGCCCGACGACTGTACGCCCTTGAAGCTTGACGTTGAACTGGTCTTTGGGATCATCGAAGTCGCCGATAATCGCTGACAGCACCGAGTGCTCGTTCGGAAATCTCCACGGACCATCAGCATGAAGAGAGCGCAATCGCGGGCAAAGCACCTTGGCATGATCAGCGCACGCCCGGTGAAGCGGCGCCTCCGTCGTCATAAACCATCCCTCGTGGAACTGTCCGAGCTTGAACCACCAGCGATTCGAAGGCGGTGTCGGCTGACCGCAGACCGTGCAGATGAGCGCGGCGACTGAACGGCGCTGCCTGACCGGGTGAGGCTTCGCGAAGATGGGCTTGCCCTGGCCGGGCTTGTGAGGACACCAGACCGCCAAGCGCCCGTCTACCCAGCGGCACGGCCGGATTTCGTAGTCCAGCTCGCCGGTCCACATCGCATTCCAAGGGACGAGCGGGAGCGCCATTACATCTCGTCCACGATAATGGCCTTGACCGGGAACGTGCTGCCAGTGCGCGTTTTCTTTCGTAAGTTGTGGTGGCCGGCTTCCTTCCAGTCCGTGTACGTCATGCGCTTGCGCCTCACGAGGCCCTCGACGGTGGTGGTTCCGAAATACGGGCGCGGGATTCCATCGCTGCCAAGATCAGCGTTGCTCGGCGACCAGAAGCCGCCGGGGTGACGGATGAGTGTGCCATCGCCGCCGGCGATCGCCGCATCAAGCGCGCGCTGCATTTCCCTGCTGATCTCTTTCGGCCAGGGTGCCATTATATTTCGTCCTTCGGGATCAGGCGATACTCACACAGGCCATATCCATCAAATACCCGTTCGATCCATTCGAGCCAGACTCCATCATTCGTGCCCGTGATTCTGACCGGATGCCACGCGAACCATGGATGCCACTCCAGCCTTGCCAGACAGCGCTCCCTTTCATCCAAGCCAAGCTTCAGTCTCACTTTTCGTTCTCCACCTTTTTGAGGGCTGCATACATCAGCCCGACAAGATTGAAGTTACCGTAGAGCAATGTTTGGGGAATGAATGCTCCATCAAGGTGATGCATCGTGCCATCGGCATTGTCGGGAATGGCTACCGGGAGCGAACGCTGGAAATCTCCCTTGTGAGAAGGAAGCGCCTCTTGCCATTCGTCGATGCTGTCATAGAAGGCCTTCGCTAGAGCCTCAGCGCGCTTTTGCCGTTCGGTGGTCATCGCTCTTCTCGCAGGATCGCGCGGCCGTGGTCTGTTATGCGCACAAATTGCACCGGGCGGCTGCTCGGGCTCGGGATATAACAGAAGTCGGCAAGCCCGTCGTCTCGCAGCCGCTGAACGACGCCCGGGTTTAGCTCCTGAGCGGGCACGGTAGCCTCGGCAAGTTCCCTCAAGGCGTCACGCGATGCCGGTTTCAGTTTCATCGTTTTACTCCTTTACGCTTGAGCCTCTGTGTTCGAGCATCGAGGCCTTGGCCCGAGTCCTCGTGCTTAGCCTTGCGGCCGGTAAAAACTTCCCACCTTCTGACCGCCATGTCGACATAGACGGGATCAAGCTCGATCGCGTGGACGATGCGCCCGGTCATTTCGCCGGCGATGATCGTCGTGCCGCTTCCGCAAAACGGATCATAGATGTGGTCGCCGCCCTTCGAGTTGTTCTCGATCGGACGGCGCATGCACTCGACCGGCTTTTGCGTCGAGTGATTGGTGCGGCCATCATCGGTCTCGCCCTGCGTCGCATGCATCATCGGTATTTCCCAAACCGTCGCCTGCTTGCGATCGCCTGACCAGTGACCGGTCCGGCCTTCGCGGACCGCATACCAGCATGGCTCGTGTTGCCAATGATAATCGCCGCGGCCGATGGCAAAGTTATTCTTCGTCCAGATGATTTGAGAACGGATGATGAAGCCCGATGCCAACAGCCCGTTGGCGACGTCAGGCGCGTACACGCCGGCGTGCCAGACATAGGCGACATCGCCCGGGAACAGGGCCCACGCCTCGCGCCAGTCTTTGCGATCATCGTTCTCGACTTTGCCCAGCGCGTGGTTGCCGGTGCTGAATCGCTTTCCACTCTTTTTGTGAAACCGCTCAGCCTTCGGCCGCCAGCTTGCGTCATAGGCTACGCCGTAAGGCGGGTCGGTCACCATCAAGTGCGGCCGCGCCTTGCCCATCGCGAGTTCGACGACGGCCGCCTTGGTCGCATCGCCGCAGACGAGCCGATGCGAGCCGAGCAGCCAAACATCGCCGGGCTCGACACCGATCGCCGCGCGCGGCTCAGGAACCTCGTCCGCTTCACTTTCAGAGCCGATTGATCTCGCCAGCGAGGCCGCGAGTTCGCCCGGATCAAACCCGGTCAGATCGAGATTGAAGCCATCGACCTGGAGCCCCGCAAGCTCAGCCGCGAGCTTGTCCAAATCCCACTCCGCTTCCTCGCCGGTGCGGTTATCGGCGATGCGATAGGCGCGTGCCTGAGCGGGTGTCAGGTCTTTTGCGACGTGAACGGGAATCTCTTTCATTCCCAGGCTTTTCGCCGCTTCCCATCGCGTATGCCCGACGATGATCACGCGCTTGCGATCGACAACGATCGGCTGACGCCATCCGAATTCCTTGAGCGCGCCGGCGACCTTGGCCACAGCGCTCTCGTTTCGGCGTGGATTGTTCGGGTACGGAGCGATGGAACCGATGGGAACTAAGGCGACATCCATGTACAGTAAAATCCAAAATTCAAAATTCGAAATCTAGCGGCGAATCGAGCTGGCGAATTACCCTCGATGGTGCGGTGCGGGGGGCCCCACCTCGTTTGTTTTGCAGCGCGACATCCTTCGTTCGCAAGAGCGAAATGGGTAGGGCCATATGCGCAACGGCACTGCGACATGGCGACGTCAAGGTCTCGCCGTTGCGATAGCGTCACGCACTGAGGCGCGCAAGGTCGGGCCTATAACCGCGCGCACGGTCTTCGTCACGTTCGCCCTGAACCCTAGCTGCGGCCTGTAGCTCGCCGTGCGCTCGAGCGCCACGAGGAAGCTCAACGTCGTTGCGCCGCGCGCCGCTGAGCCGCCTAGCTTCTTGCCGGCGCCCTTGAGCTTGAGCGCACCCTTCGTGCCGCTAGAACCGTCACGGCGCTTGCCGCGCTTGGGCCTCGCGTAGATGCCAGGCGGAAGATGAGCGGTGCGCCCCTTGCCCGTTGAGACGAACACGTCGCTTCGCTGTACGAGCGATTTGATTTTGCCTTTCGGGATGTTGCCGAATGCATTGACGGGCTGATCGACGGGCACGGTGATCGGCCGCCCGGGCTTGGGCGCGCGCTGGCCACCGGTCTCGGCGATCTCCAAGTAGCGCGACTGGATGTCCTTCACGATCACCCAAGCCGTGAGGTTCTCGCGAGTCGCAGGAATGATCGCGATGCCGCTTTGCGTGAACGGTGTTGGACGATCGAGCGTGAAGCGCATCTGCGGCTCGAACTCCTTGGCCGCGATTCTCGCCGTTTGCGTGAGACCTCGGGCGAGGCCAAACCGGATATTGCGCTCGACTCGATGGAGATCCCGATTCGTTGGGCCAGCGTCGACTCGGCCGGGAATCAGCATAAGAACTCAGCGGACATGCCAAAACTGCATGCAACTCTGCGTGCGAATTCTTCCATGAAATCGACGGACAATTCACAGTCACTCGGGAATGTGTTCGTCGAGACCAATAGGCCCGGCTCGATCTCGACCCACGTGGTTGCACCCGCAATGGCTGGGCAAGCCGCCGCAGCGAGCGCTGCCAGCGAATCGCTGATGAACGCGCGCCGGTTCATGCCGCCGCTCCATCGCGAATCATGAAAGCGATGTACAGATGTTCCTTGAGCGGATGACCGGGCCTGACCGTCGCGTGAAAATCCATCTCCAAAATATCGATGCAACCACCGTCGATCTCGTCGGCCATCTTCCGCAGGGCAGTTGCGATGCGCGTCGAACTCGTCTCCGAGCCATTGAGGACTATCACATCGCCCGGCTCGAACGCATCCTGGGCGGCCATCCCGGGTGAGCCAACGGCTGCGAGGCCGAGGAGGGCGAGCGCTGAGCGTCGAGTACTCGGCATCAGGGCTGATCCATCGTGAAAATCGCAACAAGCGCGGCGTTCAGCCAAAAGTCGAGCGTCATGCGTGAAAATCCTCGAACGTTGCGCGCCACGGAACACCGACGTTCGGCCAGCAGGGATCGGATCCGAAATCTGGGCATGGCTCGATTTGCCCAGGCCAATACGCCAAATCCGCATCACATCCCGCAGGATCAGGGCCGAAAAATCCGACCGATTCGCCCGGCGAAGCCTTCGCAACGGCGCGGCAAACCTGATCGAGCACAAGCCCGCCGGCTGCTGTTGCCGCGGCGCCTGTGAGAAATTTTCTGCGATCCATCTGAACACCCAAGGGCTTGACCGCCAGGTCGGCCTTGGGCGGAACAACCTGGCGGTCGGGGCGAACGATTCCAGCGGAGGGGAACTCCAATGGCGTCGAACGAGTCGGGAAGCTACGCCTATTTTTGCGAATCGGTCAAGTCCCCATCGATTTGAGGCTGTTCGCGAGGCCCTTCAAGCGCTCGGCCATCGCGGCGCGCTCCTCAGGCGTCCGCGGATATTTTTTCGCCTCTTCCGCTTCGCGTTGTCGGCGATTGTACTCGGCGATGTGCTGCTGAGCGCGCAGCCTCACGACGTCGAATCGCGCCTTGATCGTCTCGCAAGCTTCGCGAACATCCGAGGCCTTCGGGTTGTGACCGAGTCGACCAGGCAAGCCGGTGTACACGTCGACGACTTCGATGCAAACGCGCTCGCTGTAGTTCGAGAGAACTTCGATCAACGCGATGAAGTAGCCTTTGGGATCATGCGGAGCGAGTTCGGGAAATCCGCGCATGAGCAATTCGGCGAAACGCTGTGCACGGAGGATATTGGGATCGTCCCTGAGCGGCCGCGCGCTGTAATCGAACTCGGCGATGAACCGCTGACAGACTTCGGGCGGAAGGAGTTTCGAGTTCGACGCCGGCGGCGCGCTAGTGTTCAGAACGGCCAGTGCGTTCGCGAATCCTTTCGCCGACATCGCGGACTGCCTCTGCAAGTCCCTGCCGCGTGCCAGGTCGAGCGACGGTTGTCTTGCGATGGTTGTCGTCATAGGCGCCCTCCATCAGGCTGGTGAACGATTCGGCTTGAAGCAGGAATTTGAACGAGCAGCGAAAGTCGGTCCTCTCACCACGGAGGAATTTGCTTGCGCGAACTTTTGCCATTGCGATTTTCCATCCGTCAAGTCCGCCGCAATCGGCGAGTCTCGCCCTGAGCTTGCCCTTTCGTGTGTCGGAAAGGTTCTGGCACTGAGCGAGGCTGAGGTCTCGGGCAACATCATTCCACAGCGCGACCGCCTGCTTGAGTTCGGAAGCAGAGACCAAAGGCGGCTTTGTCGCGCTCGCCGAGGACGAGAGAGATACAGGGGATTCTGTTTCAATGGGATCTCCGAAGGAAAAGTCAGTCTCCGAACTATCCAGAATCTCCTCCCTCTTATCTCCTCCTATTATCTCCTCCCTCTGAAACATCTTTTCCACTTTCGCAGGTTGCGACAAGGCTGTCGCATTTCCAATTTCCCCATTCGCATTTGCGACAGATTTTGTCGCAAGTGCGACTGAGCCAGTCGCAAGTTGTTTTTTGCCGTATACTTTCCTCATGCAAAGCTCAGCAAGCTTTTCCCTAGAATAGATCGACAGAAATTCCTCTACCGACATGTCCTTTTTGAGTATATTGCAGGATTTGCAAGCGGCAACGAGGTTGTTGAGATCGTTAGTTCCATTCTTTTTACGTGAGACTTTATGGTCTATCTCCAGCGTGTTCGCGCGCTTGCGGTAGTAAGTGATTTCCGAATGGCAGTAATAGCACTGGCCTTTCTGACGCTCGCATAGGAGTTTGGGAATTGTACTGAATAGATCGGCCGGTTTCTTTGGCTCCTGGCTTTCCCAACTGACGAACTTAGCAACGTCGTCGTCGATCGGGAATAGATATGACGGCGATTTCGGGCGTTGCCATTGGCAGAAGTTCCGAATTGCCCCTAAATGTTGCCCATCACTATGAAAGTCACGAATCATGTTCTCGGCCGCAAGTATATGTAGGGTCTTGATGATATCGACCGGGTCGACCGGAAAGAGGCGAACTTTCAGGGTTGTCGCACGCCATTTGAAGATGCCGCGGTCATCGGATTCGGTCAATAATCCTATGAAAAGGAGCCGGGCTTCATAGGGAACATTTAGGAATGCATCGTCGGTAAAAAGACCCGGATGAACACTTCTGATTCTGGCCATCTAGAGACTCCTTCACCGCTCGGCGGACGCCGGCAAAACGGTTCATGATGATACTCCCGCGAACTTGGCAGTCTCGTCGCCCCAGACCGAATTCCCGGGCCACGACTCGCGTGCGAATAGTTCGGCGCGATAACCCGATGGTGTCAATTGCTCGCAAAGTGAGCGCATTTTATCGGGCTTTCTTGAGTGCTCACGCGCGAGGCCATCTATGAAATTCCGACACGATCGCGAGTCGCGCGGCGGATTGCCGAGCGTGCCAACGAGGAACGGCTCACAGCACGAGCGGAACCGATAGCCGGGCCCGAGCCTGATTTTTCCGGTCTTGGTTCGCTTCGCCCAAGCACCGCCGGTGCAATATTTGAAGCCCCATGCATCGATGACTTCGAGCGCGAACGGAAGCCTCGGCCAGACCGCCCACAGGATCAAGAAGCAATGATCGCGCGCGAGGCGGTGAACCGGCAACGCTTTCAAGTCATCATCATTCATTGTGCGGTACTGATGCTCGGGCGCCTTGCGGTAGCCGCGCGGACTTCGCATCTCATAGCGCCAGGGCGGGTCCGCGAGGATCAGATTGTAGCTGAGCGGCCGAAGGTCACCGAATGGCCACGCGTCGGTTTTCATGGATCAAGCTTGCGGACTTCGATCAGCTTGCAGGAGTCGATCGCGCGCTGACGCGCCACGCGCATTCCGCCTGACCAGCCGAGGTCGACATAGAACACGCATGCGTCGGCAACGTCGATCCACGCCCAGCCGGCCCGCATGCCGAGATAGCGCTCCTTGGGATCAAGGTCATTGAGAATGCCGGGCTGAGTGAAGAGCAGATGACTGGCGATCGGCGCCTCGCCGCGATGCACGCTGTCGGCGACCGCCCTGCGGGCGTAATCGGTATTGAGCGCGACATCACCCGAGTAGGGACTTTCGATGATGACCCGTCTCATGCTTTGAGCCTCCCGCGCGCGGCGACTGTTAGAAATCCCCTCGTGCGTCTTATCCAGCCGCCGCCAAACGGGCTTGAATATTTGTCGCGGACGCGCCTGATTTCGATAAGCCCCTCCTCAACCAAGCGCTCCAGATCGGCATCGTCATGCTTGATGCCGCCTTCACAATTGATACGAATGCCGCCCGGTTCCATTGCTTTGGCGAGCAATTTGATTTGGCGCTCTCGCGATCTATGCTTGTCCGCACTCATGGATCGACCGAAGTTCGGCCGCTGGCACCGATCGCGCCTGGGAAGCGCGGCTCGGCATTCAGATCGTCCAGCAAACGGTTTGCTTGGTCGACAGAGAATGAGCCAGCGACGAAGGCATCATAGATAACCGCGAACTCGCGCTCGTAGGACGACAGTTTGCACCACCGAAGGCTGCTGAAGAGATTCGCGGCCGCCCGAAAGATGTTCATGCTGCCCTCCGCTCTTCATCGCGCCGCGATTTCGCGCGCCTGATCACCGGTCCCATCCGATGCTCGAACACCGGGTCGAGTTGCGCCATGCCATATTCCCAGATTCCCATCGCCTCGGCCGCGTGATGCTGCTTGGGCTCGATCAGCACGCCACGCTCGAGCGCCGCCGCGCACGCCTCGGTCTTGAACCAATCGGCGCGCTCGCGAATATTCTTCGGCGCTTGGTGCGTTCCGAGAAACGCGTCGCGCCATTCCGTTATGTTGACGCAGAATGCCGGGAGGCTGAGGTCGCCGGCGACGCATAGGATCGAGCAGGTGACCGCGCACTGCTTGAGCAGGACCGGCACGTTGACGGTTGCGCCCTGGCGGTGCGATCCCTTGGGCGTGCGGTTCACCACGAGGATCTGCTCATAGAAGATGTACTCGACGCCGCGCGACTTCACGAGATTCGTCAGCCATTCGCGATAGTGAGCGATCAGCGGAATCTCATTGTCCGCATAATCGGGATGTTCCTTGACGCCCCACGCCGGCGGCTCTTTGCCGTCGCCGGCAAAGAAACCAGTCAGCGTGGGACTTTGGTCGAGGCCGAGAACGAACATCGCTAGTTCAGCGCGGCGCCTTCGCCTTCGTCATCACCGTCGTCGGCGCCAGCGCGACGCGACGCAGCGCGACCGAGCGGCGTATCGGCGAGCACGCCGAGCGCGGCCTGGATGTTGTCGAAGACGTCTTTCTGATCGTCGTCGAGCTTGGTCCGGATGCGCTGCTTGCGCTGCTCAAGCCGGTCATACGAGATCGCCGCCGAAAATTCCTTCTTCGGGATGCCGGCATTGGCGGCCGCCTTCTTGAACTCGGCGATCTCCTCGCGATGCGGGGCGCACGCCTCTTTGGCCGCCTCCATGATCTCGTCGATTTGCTCATATTTCTTGAGGATCGCCTTGTGATATTTCTTGACCTTCGAAGCCTCGAAGGTGCTGCTCAGGCTCTCCTCGCCGGACGTTTCATCCTTGTGGACGCGGCCGCGACCGCGCCTGCTTCTCTTGGCATCCATTACCATGGTCAGATACTCCTCTGGGTTGTGCGGCACTGCGGCCGCGGCTACGCACGTGACGATTCGGGTCCGATGCGATCAAATGAATAGCGGCATCCTGGGAGAGTGTCGCCGAGCGTGCGGATTTCGCGGCGCGTCAGGCCTTGGCACTTGCGAACGAATTCAGCCTGCTCGGACGGCTTCATGCCGCTGAGTTTCGTATTGGCGTGATTACTCAGAGCATCGATAGGATTCGCCGGCGCAAGATTATCCCACTTGCGCGCTTCGCCGGCCATCGCCTTGAGCGCGCGGCGCTGCGAAATCGTCTGGCCATGTGCGGTGCGGGTCTTGCGGGCTGGCGCGCGCCTCGGCTCGGGCGCCGGCGCCAGGGTCTGCCTGAACGCCGTCGAAAACGCATAAGCGATCTGGCCGACCGATCCGAAATGCATCGGCTTAAACATCAGGCCCTCCTCTTCCGGTTGACGGGCTGAGCGAAATCATTGGCTGTCACGAGGCCGCCGGTCTGTTCGGCGATTCGCTGTGCGAGATCGCGACTAGGCCACTGCTCACCCTTGCATAGCGACGTGATCGTCGAGGCAGAAACGTTCACGAGCAGCGCGAAGTGCGATCGTCTAATGCGCCGCTCGGCGAGGTATTTTGCGAGGATCATAGAGTCCATCGGTACAGCGCGTCGCATATCGCCGTCAACCGAAATTTCGGCCAAACCGCAAAAATAGCTTGCGCGGCTCGGCGACGCGGCTTAGCTTCTGCGTCGCATATGGAGCCAAGCCGATGCAAACCAGCGACGACGCGATTGCCGAACTCGACCGGATTTGGAACGAGCGGCCAAGCACCGCCCATCATACCGCCTTGATGAAATGGCTGCGAGAGATAGCGCTGGTCGCCGGTAGATTGGCGGCCGACGACGAGCCGTTCAGCGCAGAGCAAGTTCGAGCGGGAAATTATGAATTGACTTGCGCCTTCGCCTATTTGACGGATGCCGATAAAAGAGATCGGCGTGGCCGCGAAGCGCGCGCGCTGCTTTTGGAGCATCTTGAGAAATTCTGCGACGGCATCGGATACGATCTCGTCAAGCGCGCGCCGCCCAAATGAGCCTCCGGTGTTTTTTCGGCTGGCATGACTGGCGGCAATCCTCGCCGTGGGAACATAACGTTACGGGGCTTGCGCCGCTCGACTCATTGTTGCCTATTGCATTGCATTCGAGCGCGGTGCGCGAAGGCGTGAGACACATCCGTGAAACCGGCGAGCTGGGCAGCGTCTGCGCCGTCAAGTGCGCGCGCTGCCAGATCGAAGCCGACTGGTTTCAGGCTTACGGCACCGGCATAGGACCGCTTGATCCCGATTGGCATTTCCGCGATCGGCTCGGCGAGCCGCCGCCTATTTTCGATTGCGGCGGCTCGCGCTCATTCTCGGTTGTCCCGAGGCCGCGGCTCAAATGCTAGGCGGCCCGATTCCTCCGCCCGAGGGCTCACGTCTGGTGCGCTTGGCCGATCTGGAAGCGATCTTAAAGCTGCTTCCTCCGCCACCGTTCATAAAAGATGGCTTCCCTTACCGTTACGAAGTGCCAAACGCGCACGAGAATATCTATGCAATTCGTGCGGCTTTCATGGAAATGCTTAACGCCGCGCCAGCGACTGAGCTTGAGCGTTATGTGCCTGACATCGTGAAAAATGCGATGCTAGTCGCGTGGCGAGAGATTTGCGAAGACACTGGCTGCCATCCGCTCGATATTGAGCATGGCAAAAACAAGCATCTGACCTTCCAACCACGCCATTGGGCTCAGTTGGCTGGGGAAATCGTCAGGACGCAAATCGGGCGATTTTGGATTGACCTTAAATGATCCGCCGCCCCATCCCTCAAGCGGAACTCTACGCTTGGCACACGCAGGCCCTGATCGATGTCGGATTCGGCCTGCTGTCGATTCCAAACGTTCCCGAGGCCGGCTGGTATAAGCGGCGCCTCGTGCGCGGCGGGATGTTCGTACCGGCGAAGATTTGGCTTGAGCAGCACATTGATCCCGAGACCGGCGAGCTAATCGCCGATAGCCGATGGCTGTGTGAGGTTGCCAACATCCGAAAAGACCCTGACGAACAATGGGAATGGTTGTCAGGGCATCCGATTAGCGAAGCCGATTTCAGATTCATGATGGCCGAGCGCTGTTGGGCGGCCGAGCACGCGCCCTATGATCCCGTGGCAAACCCACGCAAGCCCGTCGACTGGCGCACCGCGCCCCTTCCGGAGTTTTGACGATGGCGCTCGAATTCACAAAAGATGTCGACGGCGACTATGTTGCCCTCAGCGGAAAAATTGAAGTCGGCAGCATAATAGACGCCGTTTATCTGACGAGTTCAAATCCATGGCTATGGTATTTTGCTCTGGGTTATCCAGATAGTGGATTTTCACCATCGCTCGACGAGGCAAAAGCCATAATCCAAGCCGCATGGGATAAATGGCTTGCCGAGGCGGGCTTGATAGAGAACACGGAGACAACATGGAATCGCTGACTGTGACTGAGCACGACGAAGCCGCCAGGCACGGGATAGGCGGCAACCTTCCGCCCGCTTCGAAGCCGCCATCGGTCGAGGAGTTCACGAAGGAACTCGAACTCCGCTATGCGGAATTCATGGAGCAATACCAGGCTTACCGCGAAGTTTGTGACACGGTGCCCTCGGATATCCCGGATGACGAGGTTCAGGGCAAGGTCGGTGACTTGCTGCGCAAGTGCTCGGTCTGGATCGCCGACGCGAAGACGCGGCGCAAGATGGAAAAAACGCCATGGGCTGATGTCGGCGACGCGGCCTATGCGTTTTTCACGACGAAGATCGAGACACTCGACAAGGTCGCCAAGGGCATAAAGGCGCGCGCCGAGCAATACGCCCAAAAAAAACGCGATGAAGAAAAGGCCCGGCGCGAGGCCGAGGCCGAGCGCTTGCGCCTGAAGCGCGAGGCGGAACTGAGGGCGGCCCAAGAGGCGGAAGCGCGCCGGGTCGCTGCCGAGGAGGCAAAACGCAAGGCCCTCGAAGAGGAACGGCTGGCTCTTGAAGCTCGAGACCGCGCCGAGCAGGAAGAGCGTGACGCCATCGAGCGCGCCCGCAAGGCCAAGATCGAGGCGGCGCGGATACAAGAAGATAGCATCCGCCGCCAAGCCGACGAAGCGCGACGGCGCAAGGAACAGGAGGAGGCGGACGAGGCGGCCGCGGCTGAACGTCAGCGCCAGTCTGACCGTCAGTTGGCGGCCGCGCGTTCCGAGAAGGAGAAGGCCGACCGCGAAGCGGAAGATTCCCGCAGAGCGCGCGATAAGGCCGACCAGGAACGCCGGGAAGCCGAAGAGCGCAGTGCGGCCGCGCAACGCGATATCGGCGCCGCCAAGAAGGATGAGCGCGCCGGGCTCGATTCCGCGCTCAGGTCCGAACGCCGAGCTGACCGCATGGACGTGGCTGCGGCCGCGCCTGACCGGGATTTGTCGCGGGTGCGCGGCGATCTCGGCTCGGTCTCGAGCCTCGGCAAGAAATGGACGGCGCGCATCGTTGACACGACGAAGCTTGACATGCGCAAGCTCTGGCCATTCCTGACCGATGATGAACGGCTTGAAGCGCTCATTCGGTTCATGCGCTCTGGCGGCCGGATTTGTGAAGGCGCCATCATCGAACAAGTGCCGGATTTGAGAGTCTCATGAATCGAAAAGGAGCCTGAAAGCAATGAACACATCTGTAGTACCATCATCGCCGGTTCAGGGCGAAACCTACAACCTGCCGACCCGAGGCATGGCGCCAGGCCTTGCCATCATGCTCGATGACAAGCTCTACAAGCGATTCCGCGAGCTAGCCTATGACATGAGCGAGGCCGCGGGCTTCACGCCCGAGCATCTGCTTGGCAAGCCTTATGCGTGCTTCGCCGTGGTCACGCGAGCGATCACCTGGAAGCTCGATCCGATGGCGGTCGCCGGCTCGACCTACATGACGCCGGGCGGAAAAATCGGCTACGAGGGCAAGCTGATCCACGCCATCATCGAGAATTCCGGCCGGATCGAGGGCACGATCACATACGAATATTTTGGCGATTGGGATAAGGTCCGCGGCAAGCACGTCATGGGCAAGAGCGCCAAGGGTCACCCGATCCCGGTGCAGGGATGGAAACCCGAGGACGAAGAGGGTCTCGGCATTTTCATCCGCGCCCAGGTCAAGAAGGAAGCCGAGCCGCGCGAACTCCGGTTTCTGCTCAAGTCATGCTATCCGCGGAACTCGACGCTCTGGGCAACCAGGCCTGATCAGCAGATCTGCTATACGGGCGCCCGGGCCTTCGGCAATCTTTGTGTCCCGACGCTGATCATGGGCGTGCCGTTCGACACCGATGAAGGCGCGGTCGGCACCATGATTGACGTGAGCCCGCGGCCTAAGCGAGGCGATTTCGTCTCGAAAGGCTCCCAAAGCGATTTCGCCGGCGGGGCCAAGAAGGAACCAGCACCGAGCCGAGCAGAAGATGTCGAGGACATCGATGGCGAGACCGGCGAGATAACGCCGGCGCCGGCGGCAAAGGACGAAGACGCCATCACCGAACCGCCCGCTGCGGCCATGGCGTCGGCTGAAGCTGAGATCCAGCAGCCGATCGAGGAGGAATTCAGCCCGGCTGCCGCGTACACGCAAGGCGGTGAAGCGCGCTTCGCCAACCAGGCAAAATCGGTGCCGAAGATATATCGCAACGCCGCCGCTCAGTCTTGCTACTACGCTTGGCTTGAAGGCTACAAGGCGGCCGACGAGGAAATCAGGAACGAGGCGACCCGCGCAAAATAATCAGCAGAAGGAGAAAGTGCATGCTATTTGATCTCAACAAAACCAATCTCGCGATCGCAGAAGCGGTCGAGGAGCTTTGCGAAGCGATGCAGTCTGAGCGCAGCGCCGCTCGTGAAGCGCTCGAGGCGCTCAAGGCCCACTATGAGGAGAGCCTGAGGACTAGCCCGCAAACCGAGGAAGCGATCGTAACGGTTCTTGCGAACTTCGCCGATTCCCAGGAGAAGACCATCCGCTCGTTTTTCAACAATCAACGCGCGACCGAGACCAAGCTGTTGCGCCAGATCAAGCAACGGCTTGCCGACACCGAGCCGGTTGACACGGACGAAGCCGAGCGGAAACCGCACCTGCAGATCGCGTCAGGAGCGGGCGGGTGAAACTCGCCGACATCAAGGCCGGCGATCTTCTGATCGCCGGCGATGGTTTCGATTGCCTCGACAAGGGTGCGGTGCGTGAAGTGAAGGTAGGCACCGACCGAGGCCTGTTTATCGATTGCCGACGCGGCCGCCATTACCTCGACGGCGAGCTTGTCGGGTTTCTTAAAGCGGAGCCCGATGATCCTTGCCATGGGCCAGATGACCGCTGGTGCCCGTCATGCGGTTTGGGAGGTTCCAAGCTATGAGAGACAAGATGGGCAATTGCCCTCATTGCAAACATGAGGGAACCTTGGTGACCGGCAGCGTTGCAATTTGCATTGGAGGCGGCGCCGCCTGTCGAAATTGCAACGAGAACGGCATCGCTCGATCAGATGACGTTCATTCGCAACGCGCTTGAACCTTTCAGGAGACTGGACGCATGACTTGGAAACCGAAGATCTGCATCTATCACGGCGGATGCCCTGACGGGTTTACCGCGGCCTGGGCGATCTGGCGGCGCTGGGGCCGCGAGGTGCGGTTCATCCCGGCAACTTACGGCAAGCCGATCGCGATTGACGAGGGCGAGCTTAAGAACGCCGATGTGCTCTTCGTCGATTTCTCGTTGCCCTTCGAGGCGATCGAGGAGTGGCAAACGCATGCGCGTTCGATCGTGATCCTAGACCACCATAAGACCGCGCAAGAGGCGCTGGAGACTTATGCCACGTTCGATCTGACTGTGGCGGACCTTGAGCGCGTGCTCCAGGATGATGGGTCGGCTCCTGAACTTCCCCGCAACGTGGCCGTCCATTTCGACTCGGTCCGGTCGGGTGCGATGCTCGCATGGATATTCGCTTTCCCGAGACTGCCTCCACCTCTCTTCGTCAAATATATCCAGGACCGGGATCTGTGGCTGTTCAATTTGGGAGACGACTCGCGGGCTCACGCCGCCTCAGTCGCGAGCTACGTCATGAACTTCGAGACTTGGGAAATCATCGTTCATGAGTCCGCGCAATCGACGTTAATCCGTGAGGGCCGTCCCATTCTGCGCGCGCGAGAGGCGATGATGCGCAAGTTCCTCGACGAGGTCTTCTATGAAGAGCTTGGCGGCCATCGAGTGCCTTGTGTCAACGTGCCCTATGAGTTCGCGAGCGATACCGCGAATGCGCTTCTTTGGAAGTTCCCTGACGCGGCCTTTGCCGCGGCTTGGTTCATCCGCGGTGACGGACTCAAGCAATATTCATTGCGCTCGGAAGCCTCGCGCACCGATGTCGCGGCCGTTGCTGAGAAATATGGCGGTGGCGGTCACCGCAACGCAGCCGGGTTTCAGGTGCCGTTTCTTTCGGGACGCGATTCGATCAACTTGGCAAGCTTCGCGTAGATCGTTGAAGCGGAGCGAGCTAGCGCACTCGACATCGAAATCGAAGTGCTTTCAGAATTGAACAAGTAGGAATGGGGACTTTCCCACTCCTTTTTCCATAAAGGGGATTTCCGATGGCTGAGCAGACCGCGATCGAATGGACCGACGCGACGTGGACTCCGATCCGCGCGCGCCATCTCAAGACCGGCAAGATCGGCTGGCATTGCGTCCACAAGAGTGATGGCTGCAAATTCTGCTACGCCGATGGCATCAATCGCCGTCTCGGCACCGGCCTGCCGTTCAAGCCCGGCCACGAGAAGGATATCGAGATTTTTCTGGACGAGAAGATGCTGCTCGCGCCGCTGCGCTGGAAGCGGCCGCGCATGGTGTTCGTGTGCTCGATGACCGACCTGTTCGCCGATTTCGTGCGCGAGGAATGGATCGACCGCATGTTAGCCGTGATGGCGTTGTGCCCGCAGCACACGTATCAGCTCTTGAGCAAAAGACCAGAACGCATGAGGGATTATCTCAAGCGTCTCGAAGAGGAGTCCATTCGCGATACGGTCAAGCGCTTCGCCAAAGCCATGCCGCCGCATCCATGGCCGAAGTTCAATGATATGACATTCCCGCTAGCGAACGCTTGGCTCGGCACGTCCTGCGAGGATCAATCGACTGCCGACGAGCGCATCCCCGATCTCCTCGACACCCCCGCAGCCATCCACTTCGTGAGCTACGAGCCCGCACTGGGGCCGGTGGATTTCCGCAATCTCCGCGACGGCACTTATGACGCGCTCACCGGTTGCGGCGATCGCGAGCGCCTCCACGACTGGGAAGACACGCCGGCACTCGACTGGGTAATCGCCGGCGGTGAAAGCGGCCCGAATGCGCGGCCGGCGCATCCCGACTGGTTCCGCTCGGTGCGCGATCAGTGCAAGGCGGCGGGAGTCCCATTCTTCTTCAAGCAATGGGGCGAGTGGGCTCCCAGTTACGGCGATCAATCGCGCGAGCGATTGGCAGTCTGCCGGTATGGTTCGGCACCTTTTCCAATCAAGGCTGGCGAAAACGCACGGCAGATGGATTTGCTTGACCGATGCCAAATGGTTCGCGTCGGCAAGAAGGCCGCCGGCCGCCTGCTCGACGGCGTCGAGCACAATGAGTTCCCGCGATGACTCATCCTATTCCCGACGAGGCGCTGCTTCAGCATATCGCGATCCTCGCCAAAACCGGTGCCGGGAAGACCTATCTCGCCAAGACGATCGCCGAGCGCCTGCTCAAGGCTGGCCGCCGGCTTTGCGTCATCGATCCTACCGGCGGCTGGTGGGGCCTGAGGTCGAACGCAAGCGGTCGCGGACCCGGGTTTCCGATTGTCGTGTTCGGCGGCCAGCACGCTGACATCGAATTGCATGAGAGTCATGGCGCGGCGCTGGCCGAAATCATCGGCGGCTCGTCGACTCCGGCGATCATCGACACTTCGCAACTACTCGTCGGTCAGCGCGTCCGCTTCTTTACCGCCTTCGCCGAAAACCTTCTGAGAACAAATCGCGGGCCTCTGCATCTGATCATCGACGAGGCCCACATTTTCGCGCCGCAAGGCAAGACCGATATCCAGGGCGGCCAGATGCTCCATGCCGCGAATAACCTGGTGAGCCTCGGCCGCTCGCGCGGGCTCAGGATCATCCTCGTGACCCAGCGTGGCGCCAAGCTTCACAAGGATTCGCTGACCCAGATCGAGACGCTGGTGGCGATGCGCGTTCTCTCGCCGCAAGACCGGGCCGCGATACAAGCCTGGATCAAAGACAATGCCAGCGTCGACCAGGGCAAGGAAGTGATCGAGTCGCTTGCCAAGCTCAAGGTGGGTGAAGGCTGGATCTGGGCGCCCGAACTCGATGTGCTCAAGCGGGTGAAGTTCCCGAGCATCGAGACTTTCGACTCGAGCAGCGCGCCGGCGGACGGGATTGACTACGCGAAGGTTCAGCTTGCGCCGATCGACCGGGATGCAATCGCGGCGCGCCTGACGGCGGTCAAGGCCGACGCCTTTGAAAACGACCCTAAGCGGCTCAAGGAGGAGATCTCGAGGCTGAAACGCGAAGCGGCGAAGGCCGGGGCGATTGATCCCGAGGCACTCTCTTCGGCTGATCGCCGTGGCTACGAGCGCGGCTTCGCCGCCGGCATCGCGCAGGAACAGGAGCGGGCCGCCTTAGCATTCGCAGCAATCAAGACCGCAGTGCAAGATCGGATTGATGCGTTCAGGTCTATTAAATTTCTGCCTGCTAGGCCGCCTGTGGCGCTTTCCGCGCCGAAGGCACCAATATACCGGGGAAACGGCGAAAGCCCTCAGGCCGCCCCGATTCCGGCCGGGACAGACAAATTAACGGGACAACAGGCACGAGTAGCCGACGCCCTCCGGTTTTGGCTGTCAGTTGACCAGCCGACACCCTCTCGCGAGCAAGTCGCGGCCGTCGCCGGCTACTCAGCCCGGTCAGGAAACTTCCGCAATGTGCTCAGCAATATGAAGACCAGCGGCCTGATCGATTATCCGGCCGACAACCTTGTGAGGCTGGTGGCTGACGCCGGCGCGGATCTGACCACGGCCGAGGCCCGAGACCGCGTCATGGGTGTCTTGAGCGGGCCCGAGGCGAAAGTTGCAAAGGCGCTCTCAGGATGCATGAGCCGAGAGGATGTCGCCGAGGCCGCCGAGTACTCGGCGGCCTCGGGCAACTTCCGAAATATCCTGAGCCGCCTTCATACGATGACCATCATCGAATATCCGGCGACCGGCCAGGTGCAACTGAGCGAATGGGCGAAGGAACTGATCCAATGATCCTCGCGTCCCGCGAAACAAAAATCGTCGGCAATTATGTCGTCGCCGATGTGTCGTACAAAATGTGTAGCGCGACCAATTTCAAAGGTAGCACAGACACGTGGTGCGAAATATCTGTCTACTTAAAACCGATTGAGGCTGCCGACGCGCCGCGGGAGGGCTGAGATGACAGAAGGCACGGAACTTCTGAACGAAGTCTTCGGAGAAATCGTCACCGCTCAGCGCGACGCTGCCGGAGTGATGAAATATTACTATTACGGCCTCGAACACTCGACTGACGAGGCGCTCGAGCTTGTCAGGTTTATGGGCGCCAAGCTCGAAGTCGAGCCGCCCACGGAGATCACCGAACAACCATCATCCAAGTACGAGGTTCCAATGCCACTCGAATTCTCGGCCGCACTCGAAGCCCTGATCAAGGAGCACAAGAACGCGGGCGTCAGCGATCCGGCGATCGTCGAGGCGCTCTGCTTCGAGGCCTTGCAAGCCGCCACGCGGGCAAAGGATGGGCAGCCCTGGCACGGATTGAAAGCAGAATAGATGGTCGCCTATTCCTTCAAGGCTAGATTCGCTCAGCCCATTCTCGACGGTGTCAAAAAACAGACCATCCGCGCTGACCGCAGGCGCCACGCGCACCCAGGCGAAGAGCTACAGCTATATACCGGGCGCAAGCTGATCGCCTGCGCGATCTGCAAAGAAGTGGTTCGCGTCGAAATAGACTTTCGTTGCCCTCAGGTGCTTATCTGTCGAGAAGGAGGTTGGTCTATCCTGAAGGTTGAAGATTTCGCGCGCGCGGATGGATTCTCGTCATTCCATGCGATGGCGGAATTTTGGCTCTCCGTTCATGGGGCAACTTCGTTTCATGGCTTCATGATCAGATGGGACCGGCTGCTATGACGCCGCTCGAGTTCGTCAGAGCCGCGCGCGTCCCGCATTCGCTCGAGCCTCAGACGTTCGGGCTATGGACGATCGAGCGGCATATCACTCAGCCTTGCGAGGCGGTGACAGCCTGCTTCGATGACTATACGATCCTGAGGCGCTGGAGCACGCGCTCGCTTCATCTTCCAGCCGGCGAAGTGGTCATGCTCGATACGATGCAGGAACTCGTCTCGCATATGCCGATCTGGCTTGCCGCGCGCGGCCGCGTCCTGATCACCGGGCTCGGCCTCGGCTGCGTTGTCCGCGGGCTCCTTGCGAATCCCGAGATCGAGCACGTCGACGTTGTCGAGATCGACGAAGCAATCATCCGCGTTATCGGACCCGAGTTCGCCGGCAACGAACGGCTGACGCTCCATCACGGTGATGCGACAACGATCGAACTGCCGGGCCGCCATTGGGACTTCGCCTGGCATGATCTCTGGGTCGACGACGGTTGCCTGCAGCTTGTTCACGCGCATCTTTTGAAGCGGTTTCACGGCCGGACAGGAAGGCAAGGCGCTTGGAAAATGCCGCGTTGGTTCAGGCGCCGTCTGCCTGAATTGCTTTGATGATTTATGGCTCGGTCTGTTCCGGCATCGAGGCTGCGACGGTTGCGTGGCGGCCGCTCGGATGGCGCGCGGCGTTCTATTCGCAGTTCGATCCCGAGCATAAGGGGAAGGGCCCTGACTTTGCCTCGGCGGTGCTTGCCCATCATTATCCGGACACGCCGAATCGCGGCGACATGACCCGTTTCAAGGAGTGGCCAGGTGCAACTATCGATCTTCTCGTCGGCGGAACGCCCTGCCAAAGCTTCTCCATCGCCGGTCTCCGAAAAGGATTGGATGACCCGCGTGGCAACCTCATGCTTACCTATCTTGCAATTGCTCAACGCTATCGGCCCTCGTGGCTGGTTTGGGAAAACGTGCCCGGTGTCTTGTCGGTTGATGAAGGACGGGCTTTTGGCACCCTCCTCGGAGGGATGGCAGAACTCGGGTATCATGCGGCCTGGCGAGTGCTTGACGCTGAGTACGTGCGAGTGGACGGCTTTGCCCGAGCAGTTCCCCAGCGACGACGGCGTGTGTTCGTTGTCGGATATCTTGGAGACTGGCGACGTGCCGCGGCGGTTCTATTTGAGCGCGAAAGCCTGTCGGGGAATTCTCCGCCGCGCCGAGAAACGTGGAAGGGTCTTGCCTCGAGTCTTGCGGCGCGCACTAGAGGTGGTGGCGGGCTCGGGACAGACTTCGATCTCGATGGAGGATTGATCGCCGCGAGGACGATTCAGGCAGGCGGACATTCGAACAATCCGATTGACGAAAATCTTGTCGCTCAGATCGCGTTTGGCGGAGGTAATACTGTCGGCTCCATCGACGTGGCAACGGCCAGGAACGGCCATGCGGTCCCGCATGGCCGTCTGGATTTCGAGAGCGAGACGTTTGTCGCTCACCCGATCTTGGGAAAAGAGAACTCCAGTCACGATCACACGATGGACACCTACGTCTCCCACGCCTTGCGCGCCGATGGCTTCGACGCGAGCGAGGACGGCACAGGGCGCGGGACGCCGCTTGTGCCCACCGCCTTCGATTGCAAGGCCGGCGGGAAGACTGGATTTGCAATTGGCGACGTGCCCGGTTCAATTCGCGGTGATGGCCATGGTGGAGGTCACGCAGCCGTCGCTCTCTCCATGCGGGAAGAACCGCACAAATGGGCCGTCAGAAGATTGACCCCCGAAGAGTGTGAGGCACTCCAGGCAATCCCTCGCGGCTACACGCTGATTCCGTGGCGCGGGAAGCTCGCGCCTGACGGGCCGCGCTACAAGGCGCTTGGGAATAGCTTCGCGGTCAACGTCATTCGCTGGATCGGGCATCGGATCGAAAAAAGCAATGCCATTGCTCCGAATCGACTTGCGCAAAACGGCGATTAGAGCGATGTTGTTTTCATTGAACGGGGCAGCGCCCCACCTGAGGAGGACCAGCCGATGACCATCACCCTACTGAAGATAGAAGAATTCAAGATCGGCCTCGCGCTGCTCAATCTCGTGAGCGCGGTCGCGCATAGCATGGACCGCGCCGCGTTGATCGACAGCGGCGACGACATTTGCGGATCGCTGGTCGAGACGCATGAGACTTTTGCCGATTTCTGCAAGAGCCTTGGCCAGCCAGCCCATAGCCGCACGACGCCAGCAGGCTATGAAATCCATGAATGGACCGACGTGCAATTCCGTCGCGGTCAGACGCGCGGATCGCTGTATCTCATGGAATTCGCGGTCGGCAACGTCTCCATGTACAACGGAGGCCGCTAAGATGACCACGGTTTACACAATCCACGCGCCGGAAGCCTCGAAGCTCGAGGTCATCAAAACCGAGATGCGGCAGCTCGGCGCTCCCACGATCCGAGTGGTGAACTGCGATGATTATTTGATGGCGCTTGAGGGCAGCCACCGTATCGCGGCCGCCTGCGCTCTTGGGATTAAGCCTGAGTTTGTGATTTTTGAGCAGGACGACATCATTGATTTGACCGGCTTCGATTGGTTCGACAGTGCGAATTGGGACAAAACAAGGTATCCGGCTGGCGAGGTGGCGGGCGAGCTTTTCTCGACGCAAGCCTGCGCATATCGGTTCTGAGCAAATGCCTACTTATCCAACGACCTTGATTGCCCCTGGGCGCCTGATCGCTCAGTGCGGACGGCTGCGCAAACCGATTGATGATTTGCGGGAACTCTCACGCGCCTATCGCGCCACGATCGACGAGCTTGGGCTCGGAGGATCGGAAACGCCCAATTGCTACATCCTCAATGAGGTCGGCAAGCGAGTGGGGCGGGTTTCCTACAACGGCCGCGTCTGGAAAGGCGAGGATTGGTCCCAAGGCGATGTGCCTGTTTATTGTCCGCGCATGGAGGGCTGAACCAAATGATGACCCGCTATGCCAAAGACCCGCGCTGGCTGACCGCGCGCTGGGATGGAACTGACGCCAACGGCCGCGCCTTCAAGAAAGGCGAGAGGATTTTCTATTACCCGAACGGCCGCAGCACCCTGAGCGGCGAGGCGGCCGAACAAGCCGCCCGGGACTTCGAGGCTGAGGCTCAGGACGAGGAGCAACTGCGGTGACGGAGTATCTCGAAGTGGCGGGCAAATTGCGCAACATCGTTTCTGAGCGCGGCGGTCTCGATCTTGACAGCATGGCGATCCTCCATGGCGCCGAATCAATCGAGATCCTAGTCAAGGCGCTCGCGCTCGCCGAGGAATGGCTACCGGTCAGCACAATTGGCGACGTTCGCGACGGTCGCAAGATCATGGTCTGTCTCGCGAAAGTGAATCGCAACAATCGACTCGGCCCGATCCGGCTTGTTCATTGGAACCTTAACCCGCGCTGGAGCCCGCATTGGCTGGGCGATGTTGCAGGTCATTACTTTCACGACCACGACTTCGCCGCTTGGCGCCATCTTCCCAAACCACCAAAACAAGGAGCCTAATCACTATGGGACTCACGAACGTCGAACCGACGATGCAGGATCACGCCTTCATCGCCGACATCGCCAGCGGGCTTCACTTAGTGACGAAAGCCGGGCATACGTTGTATAACCGGCGGAAAATCTCAAATCACATCGACTTGGACTATTCAAGTCTCTTCTGCGGCGCGGTCGCGACGTGGCTTCTTGAGATTGACCGCAATGTGCCAGGTACGATCGCAGGCGTCATGAAGACGATCGAGGAACATCTGAAGCGCACGGGAGGCGACGCCGTTGGCTGATCATCGCGAAGTAGATAATCAATTCTGTCAAATGCTCTGCGACCGTCTCGTGGATTTGATTGCCGAAACGCTGCCTGAATTTCAGAGACTGGTGAATGCTGGTCTCGTTTCAGTTTGTTATTCTGACTTGCTTGCATCGGCCATTGCCTCAGTTGCGAAGGCATCGGAAGAAAAGGTGCCGCTTTTTCGCCCTGCGCTTCTCAAGGCTATGAGAGAGATTTCGCCGGGCGGCGCGCGCGGGCCTGGAGTCCAATGAACATCATCCGCTACGCGCGCGGCCGCTTAGGGACGATCTGGGGCCTCGATCGACCACTCCATTATTCCGAGCTTGCCGAGGTACTCAGGCTCGCCGGCCGGAATCCAGGCGATACCGTGCGGAGCTATGAGCGCGGGCACCGTCAGGCCTCAGGCCCGGTGCTGCTGGCGATCGATATGATGATTGCCGGCGCGCGGCCGCCGGGGCTCGAACTGCTTTTGAGGGAGTGGAATCCATGACGACGACGGCCTATGAAGACGAAGTGCTGGGCGATGCGGCGAACGAAGTGCGGGAGATCATAGTCAGCGCTCTCGCGGAATTTTCACGGCGCCACGGGACCGACGATCCTGATCTCTATCCGGTGATCGCAACTGGTTTCGTCATCGCGATCCTCGAGGACATGCAACCCGCCTGTCCTCACTTCGCAACCGGCATCCGCAGCGCGCTCGAACGGAGAGGATTTTGACGGATGGGGAGCTATCTCGAAATCACCACGGAAAACCAATCCGATGGAATTGCTGGCCGACATTGTCGAAACAGTTCTCAAAGACAATCTGATTGATGTTCCCATCACCGCAACAGGCAATAGGAGGGCGGGATAATGGGTGAAGCGAAGCACACACCGGGTCCATGGAAAGTAACAAAATCATCAGAGCGCAAAACACTTTGCGTAGTGAACGATGATACGTGGATTTGCGGGGAACTCCAAGCGCTGAACGGGACGGCCATTGATGAACGCGAATGCCTCGCCAACGCCCGCTTGATCGCCGCCGCTCCTGAAATGTACGAGGCGCTTGAACAAGCCGAAGCTTGCATGAGCATCGTGGAACCGCGAAGCGACAAGGCGGAATATCTGCGGATTCTTGGCGTGATCCGCGCCGTAATCGGCAAGGCAGAAGGCCGTCAGCCCTCCGCCCAGAGAGAGGAGTAGCTTGGATGGGAGAGGGCTGGCAACCGATTGAGACGGCTCCGAAGGATGGGACCAACCTTCTGATGTGCAGCGGCGATCACTGGATGACGACCGGCAGTTGGAATAAGTGGCGCGGCGAGTGGTGCATCAATGCGCCGGGTTATCCTCGCTATGGGTACGACGAACAGCCAACACATTGGCAATCGCTGCCCGCCTCGCCCTCCGCCCAAGGAGAGGAGTAGCTCGGATGGGAGAGGGCTGGCAACCGATTGAGACAGCGCCAGAGGGCGAAGTGGTCGAAACCAAGATTGATGATGCGCTAGGAGTCAGGAATCAGACCAGGCTACGGCGCAAGGGCCGTCTTTGGTTTTCTCCGGACATGTCGATGTATGTCTACTACGAGCCGACGCATTGGCGCGCCCCGCCCACAACAGGAGAGAGATAGATGCGAAACGCGGCCATGGTTGCCGAGGAAGCGCTCAAGGATGCGATCAACCTTATAAATTCACAGTCTGGTCGCATCGATCGATTGCGCTGCGCCCTTGAGGAAATTTCCACACTCGATGCTGATGAGGACGAAGCGCTTGCTCGTCAGTGCAAAGAAGGCGGCGCGGCAAGATGGGCGAAAGATATCGCGGTCGCCGCGCTGCTCAAAGACAAACCCACATGACAGCGCGCGGGAGCACCAAGCCATGACCGACACCGAGAAGCTGGTAGAGCGGCTGGAGTTTTGGAGCAAACACCAGTACCGCGTGGTTGATAGCCCTTGGGGAACAAGTCCCAACGGAGACCTTCGCTTAGCCGCCTCCGAACTCACCCGCCTGCGCCAGCGCGTCGAGGAGCTGGAGGGGGCGCTGGGAAACGGCGGATTTTCCAAAGCGCCCGGAGAGGAGTGAGATGGGAAACTGGCAGGACAATAAACCGGAGGAAGTGAGGCGCGTCTATCTCTATGGCGCGTTCCCGCCCAAGGATGGCCTCGCCGATTTCGACAAGGCTCAGGAGTTGAAGCGAGAGATGTGGGCCGAGCTGTGCGCTATCTATCGCCAGTATGTCGCCGATCTAGCGCTCGTGCCCGCCGCCGCCGCGCAAGCTGTCGCATCTGGCGATAAGGCTATAATTCGCGAAGCGGAAAAGGAGATGAAGTCCGATCTGTCGGCACGCCTATACGCGCGGATGGCGGATGCGCGCCGCAGCGTCGCCGCGAAGGGGCTGCACAGCGGCGACTACAACGCTGTGACATTCCAATTCATGGGAGCGGCGCGCGCCTCGAGGAAACGCGGAGCCCTTCCGGGCGACGGTGACAAGCCGATGGAATCATACTGCGGCGCGGCCGTCGTCAATCAGGTCAAACGGTTTTCGCCCGCGCGGCTTTTGCACCACACCGAAACTCGGATTGAATTCATCGCGCGACCGCGAAGCAAGTCCCGCCGCGGCCGGCGCCTATTGGCGAGGCTGCACATCACCGTGCGGGGGCCTAAAAATCCTCTCGGTCACAAGGTACTATCGGTCGATTTCATCATGCACCGGCCGCTGCCTCCCGACGCTGAAATCGTCGAGGTACGGTTGATGCGCAAGACAATCCCCGCCACCACTCGCGACCGCAAGTCCGCGCTGTGGACGAAATGGCAAGTCGCGATCGCCGTGGCCACTCCCCGGCGTGTTCACGACCGCGCGGATAGGATCGCAGGCCTTGCTCTCACTTGGGCCGACGACGGATCTGGCGAGCAGGAATTTTGCGTCGTGGCGGAGAATTCCGGCCGCACCGTAACGCATGTGATGGAGGCTGGCCATGCCGAGACATGGAAGAGGCTGACAACGCAAAAAGAAACCGCAAGCACGCTCGATGGCGAAGCGCAGGCCAGCGCGCTCCATGCCTGTGCGGTTCATGAACGACGTCTCGCGCTGAGGCGCCGTGAGTTTTTGCGCGTCACCGCCGCGCGGCTGACAACTGTCTACAGCGTGATCGCCATCGAGGACATGTGGCTAGCCGGTATGGGCGTGAAAAAGCATCTCGCGCCGGCCCTGTTTCGGCAGAATCTCAAAAACGCGGCGAAGGTGCGCGGAACGGAAATCCTGGAAGTCAAATTGCCCAAGCGAGAAGGAAGAAGCGCGCGGGATTGCGCCAGAATGCTGCTGGAGGAGGCGGAAAAATTCGACGGCGACGACGGAATGTTGTCCGGCGACGAAGAGAAAAGTCAAGTACATGAGGCGGTTGCATGAAAGCCACCCCTCACACCCTGCATCGGGGGGATGCCGATGACTTCGACGCGACCGATGGCGACGTCATTGGCGACCCCTCACACCCTGCATCGGGGGGATGCCGATGACCGCATCATCCGCTCAGCCGAAAGCTTCGGCACCCCTCACACCCTGCATCGGGGGGATGCCGATGACTGAGTTTCTTGCTTTGGAGGCTGAGATACCGGCCCCTCACACCCTGCATCGGGGGGATGCCGATGACAACGGGTAAATGTTGCCCGGTCTCCTTCCCGGCCCTCACACCCTGCATCGGGGGGATGCCGATGACTCGGCAGCCCGAATCAGATCGTCGCGTCCAGGCCCTCACACCCTGCATCGGGGGGATGCCGATGACATGGGTCTCGCCTCCGAGCCGGCGCATGGCGGCCCTCACACCCTGCATCGGGGGGATGCCGATGACCGCATCTGGCGAAGCGCCCGGCCCATGCGGGGCCCTCACACCCTGCATCGGGGGGATGCCGATGACCTTGACGCTGACCTTCTCGCCAGCGGCCGCGGTCCCTCACACCCTGCATCGGGGGCGCATCAAGCCGATACAAGTTGAAGTTCTGGAGGAATACGAGCCATGACCGACACCGACAAGCTGATAGAGCGGCTGGAGTTTTGGAGCAAACACCAGTACCGCGTGGTTGATAGCCCTTGGGGAACAAGTCCCAACGGAGACCTTCGCTTAGCCGCCTCCGAACTCACCCGCCTGCGCCAGCG